CTAATTGCTTCAACGCTTTTTTAATTTGTTTGTTTTCTTCTTTTTCTTTAGCAGTAAGGATTTCAAGCAATTTGCTCTTAAAGTATTCAAGATTTTTTTTCATAAGTAACTCCGGAATAAAAAAAAAGACAGCGGTAAATACCTAACTTAAAAGATATTAACCGACTGTCTTTTTGACACATCAAAGTATAAATGTTACTTAATTATAAGTTTAAATCTAAAAAACTTCAATTCTTATTTTTTAGTCTATCTTATACAACTTTCCATCATAAAGATAATATCCGGAAATTAATGATTTAACTATATTTCTTAATTTATCATTGTCCTGCTTTATTTTTAATGCAAATTCTTCATCCATAGGATGTAAGTCTTCTCTAATATCTTCGATATTCATCTGAGTAATTTCCTTTAATGTCGGCAGGATTTTTTTATTTTCATTTTCTTCTGTAAATTGTTTTATATACTCTTCTCTGATATTATCTGCTTCTTCAATATTTGCTAAACACTGCTTTCTAATTTCGGCATATTCTGAAAGTTTCTTTTCCAGGTCCTTCTCATTGCTAATACCTTTAGACTTTAAAGTTTCTAAAGACAATTTCTGAGCTTGTTCAAGTTTTTTAATTTCCTTTTTATAACTTGCAATATTATTTTTATTTGATTCATATTTAACCTGAAAGGCTTCAGCCATCTGCTTTACATAACCTTCTCTTGATGTTCCAATAGAACCTTCTATTGCTTCGGTCCATTTTTTTGCAGCAGTTTTATTCTTTTCGGCTTCAATTTCTGCAACTTCAAGATTTTCTTTAAGGCGCTTATATCCAATATTATTAGTTAATGACTTAAACGCAATATCTGCCTGACGGTGCAAAATATCCGACAACTGAGCATACAAATTATAATCACTTTCATTCTCATCTTTAATAAACTGAACTTTTAAATTTGCACGTTTTACCGGATCTCTAATAAGTCCGAGTTTAAGTTCTTCTGGTGAAATATCTGAGACATTAACTTTATCACCTTTGTAAGAGAATACAGCGTCTATACGGCTCTGTTTTTCTTCGTACTTCTGATACATCATTGAATCAATGGTATCATAAAGTAAAGGATAAACAATGTGTACAATACCCTGCTTATTGCCTTGTCTCCAAATACGGCCTTCTACCTGCGCCGTTTCTGTTGGATTCCATCCTAACTGCAAATTATATAAAGCAGTAGAATTTGACTGCAAATTCATGCCTTCTGCAATTGTTTTCGAGCCAAAAATAATTTTACACTTGCCTTCAGATGAGTTAAATTCATCTATCTTTTCCTGTCTCTTGTCTAATTCATTTTCATTACTTGCCGAACCTTCAAAGATTCCAAGAGCTTCTTTAGATACTCCGTTCTTTTCGAAGTATTTAATAATTTCTGGGAATACTGATTTATTCTCAGATTTAAACTGTGGCATATAAACTACCTGCCCCTGAGAAGGATCTTTTTTATATGCTGCAATAATAGAATCGCAAGTAAATTTTAATTTTGGTGAAGATTCAACAACATCTTTAACTTCCGGTTTCTGAACATCATATCCGAGACTACGGTAAATTTCATATCTACTTTCAGGCAATAAAGCAGGTGCAAGTGTTGCCGTTCTCATGGCGTTCATACTTACTAAAACTGCGCCATTATCTCTTTCATCTTTTGGAAGTAAAGACTGCTGAGCGATATATTCACTTTCAGCCTGCATAATCTTTTTTTGTAAATCAGTCATTTCCAATTCTGGAGTATGTGTTCTTTTGTACGGTCTAATTACTCCGGCTTCTGCTCCATCAACTTTATCAATATATTCATTAATTAAAGATTGTAATGCACCAAGATTATTGAAATTCTTCATAATAGATTTTTCTTCAAATCCGTTGGCAGTTACTACATAATCAGTTTCAAGCTCTGCAAACTGCTTTACAAATTCTTCAAGAGAATAAATGTGCAATTCTCTTAATCTTTTACGAGCGAACAAAGATAAAATGTTGTAAATTTCTATTGGAGAATTTTGGAACGGAGTTGCACTTAATCCAAATACATTGCGATTATTATTGTGTCTCTGAATATACTGAGTAATTGCAAATAATTTCTGTCCACGAGCGGATGTACTGCCACCTAAATTTGTAAATTCATTTGACTGCTTTTCTTTTTCTTGATCAGTTCCACGATTAATATTTCTAGGTGCCTCAAAAATATTTTTAAAATTGTGGCAATTAGATACAATCATTCCTTCTGCAATGAAATTATGATTATCTTCTACAGTTATATCATATACTGTTTTATCATTTGAACTACGGAATCCGTATTCTCCATAACTTCCTTGTTCGAGAATCTCAATACTTTCCACCCTAACAGATTCAAACAATGCTCTTTCTTCTTGTCTAATTCTTGTATTTTTACACTTGCTGCCTTTATAGGATACTCCGGAATTAATTGCGGTAAGAGTTCCCTGAGACTTTTTATAGAACAAGTTCAAAATGTCTTGTGACAATACAGACAAGTTTTTTCCAAGAGTTTCTTCGGCTCTGACATAACCTTCTCCTTTTACATATATCTTATGATTATGAGTACATACTATATAGCCCCCATTATCAAGATTTAACTTTAATACCTTATGATTTAATTCTTTTGGCATAAACGCGATAACTTTCTTTAATTCAATTTTATTTGTACTACAATTATATGAGTAAACATTTTCAATTCCTTTTTCTTTCAATTGTCCAATTTTACACCATCCTTTTTCTGTTAATACTTTAGTGTTATAAGGGAAACATTCATCGATTGTAATATGATCAAATCCCATGTCTTCAATATATAATTGATTTTCTGAATCTGAATTTGAGCTAGTCATTGTGCCTGCCATATAATCTATATCATTTTTACGGCTAGCTTCCTGGCGTTTATTCATTTTTTTACTTGTCATTTTGGCATATTCAAGATCGTTTTCAATTTCCGTTACTGAATCTTCATGGAAAGTTAATTTATTAAGAGCTTCATAAGAACATATAGTAATTGAACCTTCTTTAACAAGTTCATTTTTAGCGTCCTTAAAATTTCCGAGTTCATTAACTTCAATGTTAGGAAAATGTTGATGGATAGCTTCAACCCAAGTTTTATACACAGATTTTGGTACACAGATTAAAGGTCTTTTTGCTCTTCCGGTTTGAATCTGGTTTACTGTTGCAATTAAACCCACGGCTGTTTTACCTAAACCGACATCATACGCAAGTAAACCACTACCTTTATTTACTAAAAATGATACGCCTTTTAACTGTTGTTCTGTTAATGTAAATTCATGGTTTCCTTTATATGTGTTCATGCCATCAACGAGGATAGGAATTTTAGCATAGTCCGGATTAACAAAAGCGTTAAATGTCTCATTCCATTCCTGAGTTAATTTATTTTTATCTGCGCTAGTTAAACCTTCTTTTAAATAACGGTTAAAAATAGCTTCGGCAGCTTCACGCCTTAAGACACGTTTTTTGAAATTAATACGTTTAGCGTCCTTTCCTTTTGCTTCTTTAGAACTTGTTTTAACCGGTCTTTTATAAATGTAGTCTTTAATATCATCAAAAGTAATACCGGCAGGAATTTCTTCAGCAGCTACAGGAGAATTCAAAGAGTTATAATTGCTACCACCTGCATAAACCCAACTAAAGAATGAATCAATTAAAGATAATCCGTCTTCGGTTTTAAAATCTGCGGTCCAATCTGAAATTGGACTAACAGTAAATTCCCCAATCTTTTTTTCTATTGGTTTTACGGCGTTCAAAAGAGCTTTTCTTTTTTCATAATCTTCTGGAGTAATTTTCTTATCTTTAAAATCTTCTTCAAGATCTTTTAATTTTTCAAAAATATTTCCACTAGCATAATTAACTACATGAGTATAATAATTATTTTCTTCGATAAAATTACCGGACTTTTTAATATAATCCATTTGTTCGTTATTTAATTTTGAAATATCAATATGTCCGTTATAATCTGTTGCTTTCCATGCGTCCAAGTCTTTTGGATCTATTTGCCGTCCATACTTTTTATTAAACTCTTCTACAGTCTGATTTATGCCTATAGATGGATTAAACTTGTGTTTGCCGGCAGCATTTTTATTTCCGAGCATACCACGTCTACGGTTTTCTTTTTTCTCAATTTCTGATTCTGGCTGTTCTGTAAAATAAAGAGTTGTTTTATCGCCGTTTTCAAGTTTAACGATATAACCGTTCTTAACTTTATTAGAATAAGAGTAGCCGGTTATCTTTCCTTTTCCGGCAGGAGTGTCTATTTCGTCAAAAATCTTTAAGTTAGAAGGAATGTTTATTTTAATTTCCGGCTCTTTTTGGATTGTAACATTTACCGGTTTATACTCATCCATCTTTACTGCATTAACATCAATTCTATTGATAGCGTCTTCAATATTTTCGCCTTCTGCAAGTTTAGTATATTTAACTAATTTGTTTTTATCCCATCTATCAACTTTATCCGCAATTGTTCCCATAACGTGAGATGGATTTTTCTTGAAATAATTACCGCGTGTAAAATCTTCGACATTTCCAGGTTCTTTTCTGAAAACAACAATATCAGTTCCTACGCCGGTAGTGTCAAAAGTTCCTGAAGGAAGTCTCCATGCTTCGAGAATTTTTGCTTTTCCGGCTAAAATATTCTGTTCTTTTGCACTGCTATCTAAGAATGATGATGGCAATACCATTGCACAAATTCCACCATCTTTAAGAGTATCAAGAGTTCTATTTAAAAAGTAGCTTTCAATTCTTGTAAATTCTTTACCTTCGCCTTCTGCTTTGTAACGATTTTTGTAGTTTCCGTATGGTGGATTACCAACGGCACAATCAAACTTTGTAAAATCTTTTGTGAACTTCCCACCGTATTTTTTCATAAAATTCTTTTCGAAATTTCCGGTGATTACTTCAGCTTCCGGATGAAGAATTCTAGCAATACGACTAGATTCTTCTTCAAGTTCAAACATAGTAAACTTTTCGGACCTACCATTTGCAAATCTACCAATACCGCTAGATGGTTCGATAACAGTTTTATTTCTATCTGGCATGTATTTATCTACGAGTTGCCATACTTTATCAATAACTTTTTGTGGAGTGTAATATTCGTATAATGTTCCGGATACAGAAGCACCTTCTTCGCCTGTTCCACCTGCTCCAACATACTGAGCTAAAACAGCTTTATCGGCTTCAGTAATTTCATTGTCCGGCTTTTTGAGAATTTCTTTACATGCTTTACGGATTTTTATTGCAGCTCTTGCTCCGATTCTTCCGGATCCTGATTCAGATACAGGTCCTGATACCGTATCGCTTGCAGGTCCGTCTCCAAGTTCGCTAACATCGAGTACAGATTCCCTTCTGTTATCTCCATCTTGTTTTCCAAACACATCTGTTGTGCTATCATTCCGGCGTTCTTCCCATAAATCCTTATCACTTCCGGAAATTCTTCCATGTTCAGTGTTATGTTCAATTCGTCCATTGTTTGATTCTCCTGCATTAATTGTATCATTAGTTTCAACTTTATCAATCTTTTCGACTGCAATTTCTTTTTGTTTTTCTTCTTTTGCTTTTTCTTTTCCGGTATAAAGTCCATAGATTTTACGCATTAAAGAAGGATTTGCTTTCCATTCCTTTTTAGATGGCTCTTCAAATAAAGATTGCTGCATATCTACCGGCTCTGGAGTTTCCATATTTTTATCGACAATATTTTCTGCGTTATTCATAGTAACCGGAGTTGCCCATTTTTCAGATACTTTTTTATCTGAAAATCTTTTATCCCATACATCCTGATGGCAAAAATATTCAAGTAAATGCTGTTGCCAATCTTTTACAGAAGCATTGTAATCTTGTTTTATATTTAATTTGTTATAAGTCTCATCAATTAATTTTGAATCAATTCCAAAAATACTTGTAAGTTGCTTAAGTGGATTAATAATTAAGTCTTCAATCCATACATAAATATATGGTACTTTGGGATTGCCGGTCTCGCGTCTATATATATATTTATGCTTAGCAGCCATCTCACCTTTTTTCGCTTTTTCAATTGAATCTGTATTATTAAAAAAAGAATTAAAAAAAGACTTATTTACAACAATTTTCATTTTTGGTTCTCCTGCAAAAAAAAAGACAGTCCGTTATCCATCTAAAAACTTTAGAATTCCGATAACAGACTGCCTTAAAAGACACATCTTTTGTCATAATTTTCTAAACACAATTATAAACTTTTTATTTTAATTTTACAATCAATATTACAATTCCATGTTATAAGATGGATTCCATTTAACCCATACGCCCCTGCAATTTGGATGGAAAATTCCTTCTGCAAGTGTGTTGTTTTCTCCGGTCCATGTTTTTCCGCTCCAGATTGCTTTTCTTGCGTAAGTGTCATTTATTTTATCGTCTTCAAGTGGAGTGTTAGAGAATAAAACTACTTCACCATTTTTTTCACGGCAAAATTCGCAGGTCCTACTATCAACTACTTCGAGACGTTGAAAATATACTTTTTCTCCTTCTGCTGCCTGACTTGTTACTGCTTCAATATATGAACGATTTAAATTATTATTAATTTCTGTATCTACAATACGTCTCCAATTGCGATTTTCTGCTCCTAATTTATCAAACAATCTTTGTGAAATTTTAGATTTACTTTCACGCGCAACTACTCCATCAAAAAGAATTTGTTTAACTTGATGTTTTATATTATCATCCATGTTTTGCAATCGTTCACACGCCGATTGTCTCATTAATTTATAATTAATCTTATCCCATGTATTAAGATATTTATCCGGATCATTTAAAATTGTGCTATATGTTTTATTAGACACTTTTAATTCTTCTAGTGGAATATTTTTTAATTCACGCAATTTTTTTCCGGCTAAAAGTTTTTCAATTATTTTTCCCAATACCTGTGATTCTTTAATCATATTCTCACCGACTTTTCTATTTTGATTTAAAAGTCTGGTTAATCCTTCCACAAGTTTCTGTAATTCTTTTTCATCAATTGGTTTTCCGGTCTCAGGAGTATAGAGAATTTGCCCTTTATAACGCGCAATAGCTTTGGTAATAACATTACATTTCGGCAGGTCCAACTGATCGCATAAATAGTCATATATTCGAGATGTTAAATCATCATAATATTCAACATACTTCTCATTTAATTCGCGATGTGCCTTAAAATAGAATTCTTCTCCTGCACATTTTGTAGAAGGAATAGGTTTCAGAAGTCTTTTTGTTGTAGTAATCTTTTTATTTTTTTTCTGAGAATCTATTGATTTATTAATTGATTGTGGTATACTTTCATTGTTAGTAGGTGATACCGATAACGTGGTAATCGGACGAGCCAAAAACCCGTGTATTGAAGGTTCAACTCCTTCCCCTACTATTTTATATTCACCACTTCCGAAACTTATCTTATCTCTTTTCCCTGCTGTTAAAAAATAAATTCCGTTTTTATCTCTAGTAAAAGCAAGATAATTTACCTTATCTTCATTTTGAAGGTCTTTTGCTAAAATTATAAACGATTTATTTTTTACATCATACAAAGCATAATTTGCATTTCTAATATAATTAGGAATCATTTTCATTTCTTCTGGTCTTAAATCTTGATTATATGATTTCTTTCTACTCGGATTAATATGGAATATTTTCTTATGAATTACAAACACACTAGTAGAAGATAAATGTAATTGATGTTGTAATTTACCTTTAAAACCATTAACTTTAATTAAAGCAGGAACATTTTTATGATCTCCTTTTATAACGCTGTCAATATAATCACTAAATTCTTCATCAGAAGTGTTTTTGAGATTTTTTATTTTTGAATAGTTAAAATTATCATGCATAGGCATGTCATATTTTAACTCTTTATGTTGCTTACCATTAAAATTATTTTTTACACCTTCTATTCCTTCATAAGTTCTTATTCTTATGTAGGCTTTTCTTTTACCATTTCCTTTAATATATTCCTGCTTTGTATACGATTTATTAACTTCAGTTGTCAAATTTTTTTTGACATCTGATTCTTCCCTAGTCTTATTTAGAATCTCAATTGCTTTATAAATATCTCCGGATTCCTTTTTTTCTTCAGGCTGATAATTTAACATCTCCGAAATTTTTTCACTTAATGTCATTATATGCCTCCCTCACTCATAACTATCTCCATAATAAGCGTCACACGCTTTATCTTTTGCATTTGCTCCGGTAAATAAATCTTTCGTTAAACAAAAACCTTTACCTGCTTTCACGGCCTCTGAATGTTGCCAATCTCCAATAATATTTGTCTCTTCAACAAACCATATACAAGTTTCACATGTTTTATCACATTCTTTTTTTCTTCTCGCCCACATTTTAGCACCTACTTTTTTTAATTAAAAAAATTGTCTTTATGATTTTCTTTTCCAGAAGCTAAACAAAAGACTAAACAAAAAGCCTGGACTAACTATTTTAAGTTGTAAATTTCACTGATTTTGTCAGCTCTTTTTTCAATTTCCTGAAGTAGTTCATGCTTTGTTTTTGAATAAACTGATGATCCCTTCTTTTTTAATTCTTCCTGAAAATTCAATTCATTTTTAAGATTATTCATGAAGTTTTCTTTTGTGCCTGCTCTACCTGAAGATGGAATTTCGGATTTATACTTTTCAATAAATTCCTTATCTGATAAATCTGCATAACTCTTTTTGTTATTTGAGTTTTCTTTAGGAGTATTTTCAATCAATTCATTCACTTTATTGGTAATTAAATCAGTTGCGCTATATGTTGACTGCTTTTTTCCTGACCTGTTCCAGATAGTATTATTCATGTGAGTAAGTTCTGAATACATGTCACGATTAGAAGAATACAAATCATTAAGCAACTTTGTACCATCGCCTTTTTTATAATCACCATTTTTAATTAAATCTGTAATTGCTTTTTTCTGTTTATCTGAAAACTTAACCTGTTTAGATAAATCATCTACAGTATTTTCCCCTTTAATATCTCTTGAAAATTCACGATTTTCTAAAAATGCTTCTTTTTTGTCTTCTTTTTTCACTTCAGTGTTATTAGGCTGAATTCCTGTTTTTACCCATACCTTACGCTGATGTCCATTTTTATCTGTAACTACTTTCTGAGTAAGATGAGAACGATCCTTTATGGCTTTTTCCAATTCCCAATTTTGAGACTTCTCAACTTTTTGTCCGATAAAATTATCCCATGAATGATAAAATTCCATTTTTTACCCCCTATTTTGATTCATATTCTTTTGCTTCAATAGGCAATTCAGAATTAAAGTTATAAGAGCTATACCATTTTTTAGCGTCTTCAATATTACCCTTGCCACCATGCTTTTTGATATAAAGAGCAGCTTTGTATCCACCAATAGCGTTATTTACTTCTTTTGCCGTGTTTTCAATAGTAGTCTTCGTATATTTTTCAGGATGTTCCATAACGGAATTAAGTCCGTTAGTGGCTCTTATAATTTCATCTGCATAATATTTTAAATAAGAATCCGTTTTTTCTGCTATTCTTGGCTGAAGTACTAAGTTTTCAAAATTGGACTTCTGCTGCTTAGCAATTTCGTCTTTAGATAAATATTCCTGCATGATATTAGTACCATCATTTTCAGTTTCGCCAATTATATGCCCATACCATCCACGACTTCCGGCTGAATTAGCTACTACATCTAAACCTACATCATGCTCTTTTGCAAATTCTTTAGGAGACATCAGTTTTACTGAGTTAATTTGAAAGTGTCCACTTCCTTCACTTCCGTAAACTTCATTTTGAGCGACTGTCTGGAATGTATTGAAGTGAGGGTTAGCATTTTTAGGAAGAGCAACAGCTACTTTATAATAACTAACTTTTCTATCTCCATAATTATTAATGTACGATACAGTTACCATTGCAAATTTTGTATTTTTAATAGTTTCTACAGTATCAGCGTCATAAGAATAAATATCAGATGGCAACTCATCTAAATTTTTGCTAGTTTTAGGCTCTTCTTTTGAAGCTTCAACTTTAGTTTTAATACTTGGTTTTGCTGCGGTTTTTACCCAAACTTTTCTTTGGTGACCATTTTTGTCAGTAATAATTTTTTGTGTTAAATGTGAACGATCTCTAATTGCCTTTTCAAGTTCCCAATTCTGAGATTTTTCGACTTTAGCACCAATAAAGCTATCCCAACTATGATAGAATTCCATGATTACTCCTCCTCTTCTTCTGGTATATTTTCTTCATTGTTTTCTGGGTTTTCTTCCGGAGCTTCTTCTGTATTTTCTCCTTCATCATTACCCATTACATCATTGCCATAGTCCTGCCATGACTGATCATCTTCTCCACCTTCACCGCCATCCATACCCATGCCGTCACCGCCCTGCTTTTGAGCTTGAATAGACTGCCATGCCTGTATTAACTGTGGATTCATCGGCAGGTCCGCAGGATTGTCAATTTTATTTAAATCCAATGGTTTTTGTCCGTACTTTTCTCTAAGCTCATTCACTGTTGTATGTGTACGTCCTTCTTTTTCATCAATATCTGCAATCTTAGATTGGTCTAATTGTTCGTATCCTACGAATTCAATTGTGTAAGATGGATTAACTTTCTTAAGGATTTTATTAATGTACTGAGCATAAAAAGACAAAATATCACCTAAGATTAAAGACTTAGATTCATTCATCTGTGGAGAACCGGAATGTTCAAAAAGATTCTGAGACTTCTGAGACTGAATTCCTAATTCATCCATCGAACAACCAAAAGTAGCAACTACAGCACTTGTTAAGAAGTCTAACCAAAGTCCGAATTCCATGTCTCTATTCTTGCCGTTTAATTCCTGCCATTTAATTCCACCACCTTCACCCTTTTCTTTTCCGGAAGGAATAATTGGAATTCTCCACTGATTTAATGGTCCACCGCTCATAATTTCTGAGATATAGTCTTCCATTTCTTCTACAGTCTCCTGGCTAGCGTCACCTTCAATTAAGAGCATACCTCTAGGCAATTTATTTTCCGTGAAGTTTCCGGCGTTATATGTAAATGCATTAATTTCGGCAGTAATTAAATCGACTGCCTGCTCTACGTAAGAATAACCGTAGAATGAATGATAAATATCTGTACGTGGATTTTCATAGTCAAAAACAATTTCTTTATCTGTGTAAGCTGCTGCCGGCTGTCCGTGAATAATCTGCAAATATTTAATTCCGGTTTCTTCTGCTTGCTTCTGTCCAGGTAATACGCGCTCTACAGTTGCTCCATCAATAGCAAAAAAGGCAATTGGATGTCCTTGATTGTCATTTTGAATTTCTGTTGCAATCTGATCCATTGTTAATAAATCACGTAACAGTTTGACTGAATACTTTGTAAAATCATCGCGACTAGAATCTTCGTAGCTACCACAATTTAAAATAAAGTCTTTTATCTGCTGAGCTTCTTTATTTTTTTGAGTTAAGTCTAATGATTCACCGTCTTTTAATATAATAAATCCGCGTTTATTACTGTCGGATGTAGGCTTAAAGTATGGTTTACACTTTTTAATTACGTGATTAATACATACGTTAATAATCCATGCCTTCTGAGCTACATGCCGTAAAGTTGCGCAGGGAATAGCACCGTAACGAGCTTTCGAAATTGTTCTGATATTTGCGATACCATTATCGCCGACTTCATACGGCTCAAAAAAACTTGTTTGAGCATTATGTTCTTTACCTTTAGTCCAAAAGTTAGACTGTGGTACGTTTAATTTTTCTAATTTTTTATTAGTTTTCTGGTAATCTGCAAGAGCTTTAATTACTTCTTTTTCCATGACACAAATTCTCCTGAAAAAAAAGTGTCAAGACCGAAGTTTTTTATTTTGTTGTGGGAATTGGGAAGGGATATAAAAAAAACGGCCCTGACACAATAATCTCAAATTACTGTTGTCAACTAACCGTCTTCATAACGCATTAATTCACAAATTTATTTATTTAAGTATAAATTATTTTTTATCTATTCGCAATATGAACATTTCGCAAAACTCGATTAAGATTTTTACCCTTGCGTTTAACTTCTGCTTTAATGTCATAATCGGCACTAACAACTTCAATTCCTGCAGCTTTATTTCTTGCTCTCTGAGAATAGAAATTTGTTTTATCTCCGGATAAAGTAGCGTAATTACACAACGCCCACGCCCAGAATCCATCGGCATGCCCTAGTTCATTTCGTTCTGCGTCATATCTGAATGAGCCACCTGCTGAAGGAGTACGTTTAATGCTATGAATTTGCGCGTGAAAGTCTCTATCGTTTTCAAGTTCGAATTCCAATCTTTCCAAACCTGTTTTAACTGCCATTGCAAGAATTTCTTTTGACTGCATTGTAAATAAATAAGGTTCTACGCGTTCACCAAATTCCTTCTGCATAGATTCTGCAATGTCACGTCCTATTCCGGTCTCATCGACTGCAGCTCTAAAAATTGGTAACTGCTTCATTAACTTTCTAAATGTATTTTTCTGCGTATCAAAAGACGCATTTTTTAGTTCAATACGGCACACGGACCTTTTTTTGCCGTTGCAATTTCCCATGATATAATAAACCGTTTTATCGTGTACGCGTCCTACGTCCATACCCATAAATAAAGGACTGCCGTGTTTTTCCGGATTGTAATTTAAAATCAAACTGTCAGCGTCCTTAAATATCTTAACTTCAACATCTCTTTTAGCTTCAAAATAATCATCATCTTTTTCAATGTTTACCGGTATGTCGCTTTCTCTGCGTCCTGGAGTGTTGCTATATATTAATTCAAGTGAAATATATGACGCTGCACTGTCGATAAAAGTACATTCACATTCCTGTTGAAAGTCTTCAAGTAAAGAGTTTTTATAAAGCGCAATTAATCTATCAGTACCATAGCGCATAACTCTTTCTTCTGTGTCCATCTCTTTAGCGTGTACTACGGCGTTTTTAACGTCTTTACACATTACATTTGCATACCACCACGGAATAAAATAATAATCGAAGTTCGGATATTTTTCTCGGTCCGTACAAATTTCATAAAACTTTCCTACAGTTCCTAATGGTGTACTTCCTACTTCAATACATCCACGGCGCAATGTACAGAATGAAGCAGCAGTGTAAATTTCATGCGATAATCTAGGCAGGTAAATAGCATACTCATCAAGACATACATCACCGTTTTTTCCTCGTGGAGGTCTACATGGTAATGATATTAAACGGCTAGTAGTTTTTGAGCCTTCATCATAAAATTCAAGCATTGTTGTAGATTCACGCACAATCTTTTTTTTATATCTTTTCGGAATTGATTCGTAAAATTCTCTAGCGTATCTAATTTTTTCCTGTGCGTCGTCTTCGTTGTATGATACAAACTGCTTAGTATATTTAGTGCGAGCCGGATCCATGCCTTTAACTAAACCTTTAATAGACACAATAAAACTAAAACCTGTCTGGCGTGACTTCAGAAGAGATATAAATCTGCTCCGGTTTTTAATAAAATCATCCTGCCAAAAATCAAGAGTTAAATCTTTGTTATCATACTTCATGAAGGCATAGACATAATTCAGTTTTTCTTCCGGTGTCCAAAGGTCCATTAGTCTTCCTCTTCTCTATCGGCACTATCATTTAATTTTAATTCAGATAATTCGGCAATTTCAGAATTCTTTTTCATGACTTTTGTTTTTACCTGCAAATTGCCTTTAATTATTTCGGCAGTAGTTTCTACTTCATAGCCATCTGTATTATTATCTTTCAACGCGTTTTCAGTTTCTTTTTTCATTGCCAAAAGCATTTTTGTTGCTTCCTGCTTACTGATTTTATCAAAACTAGGTACGCCTTTACCGCCTTCATACTTAATACCGTTAATATATGAACGTTGTTCTGTAGATAGGTCTTCTAAATGTTTGATTGTTTGAATTTCTCGTTTATTGCCGTCACTGTCGTAAAATTCAGTAATTTCCATTTCTTCAGCAGGATCCGCAGTTAATGCATTAATATACATACTCATAGCATAGTTAAATGCTGCGTTTAATCTTGGCATTAATATTTTCTGTTGAATTTCTGTTATTACTTCATCAATATCCGGACGGTATCTAATTGCATAACCGTTTCTATCTGCTGTTGTTCTAGCGTAACCGGCACGTATTAATGATTGCGATACATTATTTTCTGTCGGGCTTCCTGGAGTTGTTAAATAAACAACAAACTTTTGTTCATTTGGTTTAAGTTTAGAAAATTTCCCAATTTTATCCAACTCTAACGGAGTTTTAATATCAAATTCTGGAATTTTTTTTTCAGTTTTCTTTTTTGTTTTCTTCTCTTTTGTTGTCTTTTCTGCACTCATGAGCCATATATCCTTTTTGTACACGTCCTTTTTCAGTATAGATTGTATACTCAGAAGGTTCGCAAGTAATAGTTATACCGGTAGATAAAACGATATAACGCACGTCTTTGCCACACTTACTACATTGCATTTCGCACCCCTAATTTTTCTGAAAGGTTCACTGATTGCCATGTACGGTAGTAAAGATACTCAGTAATTTTTCCTGCTTCGAACTTAAAACCGACCATGCCGTAAAAATCGATTCGGCAACATGTTGCTAACAAATCTTGAAAATTAAAATCAGAAGTTACAGGCACTAATTTATTTTCAAGATTATTGCACTCGATAAAAGATTTACACTGTCCTTTTTCATAACTGATTTTAATATAGCCATTATACTTTGATTTAATATAATCATTGCTAACAACTCTACTTACGACATCTATCACTTTTTGCCCCCTCCAAAATTTTTTAAAACGTTTCTCGGAAAGTGTATTCAGGATATTGCCAATTCATAAGAGCTTTTTTCAAACTGTAGACCGGATTTTGTTTAGTGATAGAACTTTTTACATCTTCGATAATCTTTTTTCCACATTCGATATAAGTGAAATCTGCAATATAATATCTGGCACGTTTGTTAGCTCCGTATTTTGGACAAATACAAAACTTTTCTTGCCGTCTTAAATCTGAAATTTGACCGGCTTTTTGGAGCAATAACAATTCTTGAAATCTGTTAGCTTCGCGCTTAGAATCAAACTTAATGCCGTCAATTTCAGTTTTAATATTGTGATACTTATTTTTATTATTATACATTTAAATCCCACCTTCGTATATAATAATTAATCCTAGCATTTTAGCTAATTTTCTTTCACAACGAGCGCCTTTAGAGCGTCTCCAATTTGATAGCATATACACAGAATCGCAATCGCATAATTTTTTTATGTCGGCTCTCATAAAATCTAGCCATGATGAACCATCCGGAAGTTTAGTGTCGCAAGGATTAACTACTTCGGCAGCATTAAATTTAAGCACGTTCACCAGATAATCTTTTGCGGCTTCAAACTTTTTTTGATAGTCCGGAACATTTGTAATTGCACCACTAATATAAATCATTCACATTTCCTTTGTTTAATTTAATTAGTTTTTCTTCTAGGCGTTTTTTTTCTTCGAGCAATCGCTCCTGCTCTTTTTGATTTTCTTGTAATAACAAGTTACAGATAGCAAGAGCCTTGCCGAAATTATCTGCGCCTTGAACCGATTCCCTTAAGTCCATTTGACGCACCTCTTAAAACGGAATGTCTTCCTGGAATTCGCCTTCGCTAAAATTCTGAGATGGACCTGCCATATCATTTGCAACAAAATTGTTTGATGGAGCGCTAGAAGTGTTTTCACTGCTACTAGTTTCGCGTCCACCAATAAGCTCAATTTGTTCTGCAATGATTCTTACGCGAGCGTTTTTCTGTCCGTCCTTTTCCCAACGGTCCTGCTTAAGAGATCCCTGCACACAGATTTTTTTGCCTTTAAGCAAATAAGGTTTTAAACCTTCAGCCATCTTGCCAAAAATTGTGACATCGAAGTATGAGACTTCATCCACCCAATTATCCTGTCTCTTAACTTTTTTGTTTGAAGCGATAGAGATAGTTCCAATAGCCATACCTGCGCTTGTATACGCAATATCAATGTCTCTAGTTAAATTGCCGATTAAAATAACGCTATTAATATCTGCTGCCATTTTTTTTCACTCCTCGAATTTAGTTTTGATAGTCAGTCTGTTTTCTGCAAGATTATTAAACAACGGTGTAATTCTGTCGTAGCAAGATTTACATACCTGATTCATGTAGTTGTCAATTTGACTGCGGAAACTAATGTCGATTACTTCATCGTCTTTTAATTTATTTCCGCAACAATCGCAATAACATTTATGAATATACATGAGTACTCCTTACGCGGTTTTTACACGCATATCTTCCATGCCGAAAGTATTAAGCGTTATAAGCGCGTTGTTATTCATGAGACGGCTCATACTAGCCGCTCCCAAAAATTCATGAAGCTCATTAAATGACTGATTGCTAATTATGATTGTTGGTCTCTTGGCTCTGTATCTAGCGTCAATAACATCAAACAAATATGCCGGCTCTTTGTCTGTTGTTGCTTTACCAACTTCGTCAATTGCAAGTACATCACAGTTAATCATACTACGCACAATACTTTCGCGTGATTCATCAGCGTTAAAACCTTCAGACTGATGGAGCTTCATACACAGATTGCGCGATGTTATATATTTACATGAATAATAAACTTCAACGTCATACATTTTGTTTTTCACAGTATGCACAAGTTCTTTCATGATTGCGGCAACTAAAGTTGTTTTACCTGTTCCACAGTTTCCGGACAAAAACATATTCACAATTTCGTTATGAATAACTGAGCCGTAAAACTTTCTGGCAGCCTGCAAAAAAACTTCTTTGCCTTTAGTTTTGAACATGTCCATGTTTACATCGTCATATTCTGCACCAAATCCACAAGCTCGATATACACTTTCTCTCTGCATAGCAATAAACTTTTTTTCTTCGGCTTCAACTCTTGCGTCATAAGCTACCTGCTCTTCCGGTGTCATATTCGCAATTGTATCGAGCATATCAAAATTTAAATTAAACGGCGCGATTTTCTTTACTTCTGCTTCTGGCATTTTCTCCCCCCTTTTCAAAATGGACATGTATATTCTTCGCAACTTTCATTTTGCTTTTGTATCGCTAACATGTGTTGCTGATAATAATAATTAATCCGTTCGGGATCTCTATCACCCTTTCCGGAATTTGCACCACGATTGTTGTTAGGTTTAGTATCAAAATCATGTTTGTTGCGTTCCCACGTAATTACACACGCCTTCCAACTCTTCATAGGCGACTTACCGATTACCCATCCCTTAGCTTCGTAGTAATTAAAAAATTTCTCTGCGTCAATGTTGTTATTACGCTCTTTACAGTACTCAGCTATTTCCTCAACCGTTGGTTTTATAAATCTATTAGATTTTTTTGAAGTTGTCACCAAATTTTTTTTAGTTTTTACAACATTTTTTTTGTTGTTGTTTTCAAAAACAATAGCAGGAGTTTCTTCATCATCAAAATAATTTGGCTCATCGTTACTTAATTCGTCTTCGTCAAAAACTTCCGGCTCGGTAGAGTTAAGTAAAGTATTAGTATTAGTATTAGTATTAGTCTTAGTATAAGTATTAGTATAGTTAAGTAGTTCGAGACCCTTAGATACCCTATCATGGGATATAGATATGGTATCATGTGGTATAGATACCCTATCATGAGATATAGATACCCTATCGTATGGTATAGATATGGTATCGTCTTCAGCTTCAGAAGTAGTAATATTTTCGTTAGGATCAATACCACGTTCTAATAAAAATGGTACTACATCGTATGTGTATCCAATTTCATAAAGTTTAAGAAGTGTATCATCATCAAGACCGCACAAAATTCTTTCGATACCTGCTTGAATTTTTGGACTTTGTAATACCTGATTTTTTGGCCAATTTTTTAAAACGATATAATCATTAATAATGTAAACTTTATCAGCAGCTTCAAACTTATTTAAAATGTGTCCGACAGTATCATTGTTAAAACCGGTGTCAAAACAAATTCTTCTGCGACTAATTTTATAAATTCCTGCAATGTTAGTGAGCGGATTTGTAAGCAAATAAAGATAAAGTAATTTTTCAGATGGATCCAATTCAGTAATCCATAAATCATCCCAGAAGCTAGTTGAAATATATCTATCGCTCATAATTATTTAACCCCCTTTTTATGTTCGTTTGTTTTTAAGTAATAAAGTAAACTGTCTATCTTTGTAAAATCATTATCAAAATAGTATCTAGCAATTAATTCTGTATCATCATCATAACAAGTAAATTCCAGGAATCTGCATATTTCACCGTTATCAACGTAGTAAATAACTTTTAAATTACTAGTTGGAAATTCTGTTAATGCATTTTTAAAAACATCCGGAATAATTGTTTTAAAAGCACTTTCCATTATTCATCAGCTCCTAAAGTATTTTTATAAGCCGCTACATAATGATCGTGAGAATTATTATGTGGCAAGTTTAAATAATGAGTTCTATCTGTAAACTGCCATGTAAAATAACCGCTACAGAAACTTGCTGTATTTCCATCAAAAGAAACTTTTTTATCTGGGATAATGAACTGCACCGGAATTCCGGTATTTCTTTCAACTTCGTAAAACAGGTGTCCAATTTCTTGGTAATTAATGCACATCATATTGCACAATAGACAAAATGGTTTACCGCTTGCAAAAAGTTTTTGAAAGATTTGTTTCTTTTTACTGAAAGGAATATTTGATACAACTAAATCAACGTGAGCCGGAATTTCATGTTCAAAAAAATCAAAACCATCTTTAATATCACCGTAAATAACATTTAATCCCTTAGACTGAAAATAGCGCACGTATTCGCTATCTTTATCATCAAATGGACAATAAACTGTTTTAAGCTCATTTGCGCGTTCATAGGTAGCTAAAAATGGCTCTAAGCAGGTGACAAGATACTCCGGCGTATAATATTCATCTCTAATGTTAAAAGAATTTTTTAGTGATTTTGGTTTTAAGTTTTCCATTTATTCCGGTCCTCATTTTTTTTAGTCTGCAATATCAGTATGTTTTTTTAATGCAATACTAATTAAATAATCCAAATCAAAAAACTTTGGATCTGTTACTCCTGCAACGCCTGCAACTTTGTCACCTTCGTAACAAATTACTTTTGTAGTTGTGTAATCAACTGTAAATGTTTTATTGCCTACTGTACGCTTTATCATTTAATCCTCCTTATTGAAAAAAAACGTAAATACATTGTATCAAAATAATTAGCAGTTTTTTATCGGTGGCATGAAAATTTATTTTCTTAATTTCAATGCCGCGTCTAAAAATTCTAAACTTTCTTTTCTGGCTGCTATCTGATTTTCATTAAGAATTCTACTTACACGCTCCAACTCTACGATAGCGTCTGTTTGTTTAGTGTTAATATCTCTTATCACTCTGCAATCAATTTCAAGAGATTCAACATATTTTTCCAACGTATCTATACGTGAATCCAAAATAAAAAACATAGCGATAACAACAATTGCAAGAAAACTCATAATAATAACAACTAAAGATTCTAAGTTTAATTTATTTCTATCAGTCATAATTCCTCTTCTTTTCTCCGCACTTCATTTTTTCATTCTGCTCTTGCATTTCTTTTATCTGGTCTAGCAATTCACTTTCACGATTATTCATTATATCTAAACTCTCGCATAAGTCTTTATTTTGTTTTTTTAGTTCCTCATTTTCTTTTTCTAAATCAACATTAATGAACATTCCTATAATTTCTTCCTTCAAAATTTTTTTGTGCATTTCATCTAGCAACTTTTCTGCTAACTCTTTTGTCTCTTTTGAAAATGGCATTTTTTCGCCAACCTTTGACACACAATCTTTTATAAAAACCATCGCTGTTTTAATTTCTTCATTATTCATTTTCTTTTTCTCCTTCTAATGCTTCTAATGCTAATTCATGCGCTCTTTTAAACCTGCCTTCTAAGTGTGGATACTTTTGTAAGAAGGCAGTTTCTCCATGATCATGAAAGTAGTTATGTTCTACACGATTTAAGGCAATCCAATTTTCCGGATTATTTCTTAATTTCTCATTACTACCTTTACTAATCATGTGATGTAAATCTATATCACCGGCAATTCCGGACGCTTCACTATATACGGCTCTTTTTCTCCATTCATTCTCATTCATGCCGGCAGTAAAATCTTTATCTTGATTTCCGCGCCATGTTTCAAATTCATGTATGATTTCTCTTACATCAGCTTGCAAATCCTGCTTAAGATGGCAGTGACAACACAGATGATAAATTAAGCCGTCAATAAAATGCGCAGCTTGGACCGTGTTTGCTTCTGAAAGTCTCACAAATCTTGTCCTATCTGGATACAATATACATGGTACTTTATCTGCATACTCAGTTAGTAAATCTTCATACAATGCATATTTTTCTTCTTCAGTAGGTTTTCTTTGTTCCTGGCTTTCAAAAATACAAGTAATCAATTTAAAAGCAGTATTCAATTCTTTAATAGAACGCTTCTGAAAAGGCGCGTCCATAGATACTTCTAAATAAATCTCATGTCCACGTCTTTCCTCTCGCGTTTTTTTAGAATCAAATAAACGCTTTATAGGAATTAAGTCTCTTGAATCTGTAGGTCTCAACATGATTGTATGATCCTTAAACAAAATTGCATGACTGTAAAAATTAACCTTCATAAAGCGTTCATCTCCTATTAATTAAAAAATTGATTTCTGCACTGCATTGAATTCTTCATTCAACTCTGCTTCAATTTCCGGTGTAATATCTGATTCTGAAGGCGCTTTAGTTTCTTCTGTTGCTTCCTGCACAAGATTTTCTACGCCCTTATGTAAACTAGGATCTACATCTTCCGGATTCACTTTAGCAGGACGTCCACGCTTTTTTGGAGCTTCTGGAACAACTTCATCGCTAACGGTATATTCAACATCTTCTGCAATTACTTCTTCAGTGTTATTCACTTCCTTAATAATTGGTGCTGAAGGTGTATCGTTATAATCTGATTTTTCTTCTTCCTGCACGGCTCTAAGAGCTTCAATTGAAATAGGACACAATTTGAGAGCCTTAATAACGCAAGTCTTAAGAGCCATTGCGTCAAAGTTTTTCACCCAATTGTTTTCTGATAAACCTTTTCCGCTATCTTTAGCCATGTTATAAGACTTAGAATACTTGTCGCGGAATTTCTCAGCGTCCTTTTTACTCATTACTGCAAACTGTTCACCACCATTAGCAAGTTCAACAAGACAGTAATATCCAACTACTTCACCACGATCCTTAAAAATATTAATCTTATGATGAATAGAACGTCCTGAAGCAAGTTCACAATCAAAATCATCATTTTCGTAGATTGCTTCTGCGGCAATTGTTTTAATTGTGTTTGAACGTCTAGCTAATGTAATAAGACCTTTATCATATACTCCACAACTTTTATTCTTCGCTGTGGTATGGACTATATCTTCATCCTTTTCAGGACGCACCGCACTTCGAGAAGTTATCAACTCTTCCCTACTCCATAAATGGATAGTCTCTTGACTACAATATTCAAATGAATATCACAGCACAGGATTGACCTATTAAATTGAAAGGCTTCCCCTGTTAGCAACCGCACAAAAATTCATTTCCTAATTTTCCGTTAATAACGTTGCAGTTACACCTATTGATAAAATAGTTCACGGCGTGTTTACTATGCCATTACTGACATAGGGGGCAAAAAGTCTACCCTATCTGAAAGTGGCATGTCATAATTTTCTGCCACTGCCCTTTAGCGTCCTTAAATGATTCGTTATAAGGAATAAAATAAGACTGTCCTAACACTCCACCAACTTCAAGACCGTAATTAGCTGCCTGCACAATTGCACGTTTCTGCGATTCATGACTACATTTCAGCAGGTCCGGATTTTTAGGATCATAAAGAGCAATCTTTACACTTTCCATAAATCTATCAATGCCAACAGTTCCGGCAGGAATAGAAGGTTCAACTTCTTTTTTAAGCATTGTCAACCATTCATTCATTGTTGCAGGCTGTTTTTTCTGAGTTACATTTGCTAACTGTGTGTTTGCATTTGATCCATCTACTTTCATTTGTCTACTCCTCACCGATTATTTTTGTAACCGGTTTAATAATTTGATAATTGCCTGAATTGATAAACTTTTGAGCTTCTGCACCAGATTCAAAAGATCTTAAAAACTTGTCCGTGTAATTTTTAGGGAACAATTTATCTCGCTCTTTAATGGCGTCTTCATACGATGTAAAGACATAATTAACAACTTGATAAACTGCACCCCTACTTATTTCCACAATGACAACTAAATAATTTGCATTATGAAAAGGAAAAGTCATAATTTATTCCTTCTCTTTTCCGGCGTTGATACGCATTACAAGACTTTCAGAATTCTTTGAATACTCTTCAAACAATCCGTTTTTCTTTAATGCTTCAGTATCAACAACTTTTCTAAGCTGCTTTTGCCACGTGATTTTATAGCTACCTGCTTTTGCAATAATTTTAGAATTGTTTTCGCCTTCACCTTCTGTATTACAGATGGCAAGTTTAATACGCTCTTTAATAAGCTCTTGATTCTGCTTAAGTTCTTTTATTTGAGCGTCCAAAGTTTTGTATTCATTACAAAAACTTTCAAACTCTTCCGGCAGCTCAATTTCAGATGGAGCGGAATTCATTAAAGCATTAATTGCTTCAGATTCCCTTTCATTACCGGTAGGCGCAGGCATTTCATTTTTAAGAACGTTTTCATTCCAGAAAAAACTTTCCTTCTCGATAATGCGTTCAATGAAATTATCATTACGTGGTACTACGTAAATCTTTCCGCTTACCTTTCCAATAAGTACAGCTAACATAAACCAATTAAGTCCGGTTACACTCATGTAATGCTGAACTTGACAATAGTAACTGTCCGGAATTTCATCGTTTGTAAATTCTGTATTACGGTCCGTAGCAGTCTTAATTTCAAGACCGCCTAAACCACTAACAAAAACTCCGTTGATCTCTGTACCTTCTTTAGCGTCAACAAGTCCATCAAGGTTTGCGTTCATAAATGGATATTTAACAGATGTAAACATTCCAGGTACTTCTTCTATCAGAAGTTTTAAATCTTTCGCTAGACCGTCACGGATGGCACTCTCTGCCATCTTGCCCCACTGAATTGATTCATTTGTTGTTTTATTCTCATCCGAGATTGCAACAGTTTTCGAAAGATAGCAGCTTAATGGAGTAGCATATTTATTCATGCCCATAATTGCGCCACAATCTGATCCACCAATACCAGACTGTCTCAGTTTCAACCATTCATTTTCTGTTAAACGTGTTGTTCTCTTAAAAGTACTTAATCCGTTTTCAAGTAAAGTTTTATAAAGCAACTGTCTCACTCCTATAAAGTCTTGCTCTTAAATGAGCAATTAAATCAGAATCCATTTTTGACTGTGCCTGAGCGCCTGCCATAAATGCCGTTAATAAATTAGATTTTCCATCTTCTATCTGATCTTCCGGCAGTTTTGAAAAATCATCCATGAACTTTTCGAATTCCTCAGATAATATCAATAACTTCTCCATTACCCTTTTCTCCTGTTAATGCATATATGATTGCTTCATAAGTGGTGATGAATTCACAACATACTCCTTTATGCCATGAATAAACCTTGTCATTTTTAATTATCATTCTCATGCCGTACTCTCCTATTCTGCTTTTCCGATTTTGATTGCTTCTCTTGTTGCGATTTCGTTGATTGCGTTTTCCATGTATTCCGGATTAGCAAGTTTATTGCGGTAGTCTTGAATTTCTGTATCTGATAATCCTTTAATCTGGCGGCGGATGAAGTCTAACCCCTTCTGATATACAACAGTCTTAAGGCTGATTTTTACTTCACCATCATTTGTGACGTATTTACTTTCAACTACACGGAAATAGCCATTGTCTACATACTTCTGATATGGCTGATTGTGATTATCAAGAATTTTTTTATCACGAAGCATTTCAAAAATTTTGTTGCGACCCATTCCGCAATTAAGAACTTTTGCTACTTCTTTCATGTCGATTGTGTCAGATGAGCCGGTAACTTCGTTGTAGAATTCTACCTTTGGTTTATTTTCCTGATTGATTCTTTCAAGTTCTTCTGTTTTTGCTTCAAGCAATTTAACAAAAGCGTCATTAGCAGCTTTATAATTTGCAAGAACTTCAAATTCTGTAGTTAAGTTTAACCTAGACACCTGCTGACTAGGTGCTAATTGTGCAAGGTGATAATCATTTTTTAATTCCTTGCTAATACAAGCAACTTCTTGTTCATTAAGATAAGTTGTTTTTCCGTTCTGCATTTTTCCAGGAAATAATTTTTCAATTGTTCTCTGAACAGTTTTTACGGATACTCCAATAGCAGTAGAAATTTCTTTAACAGTCATACAGTTTTCTGTTAAGTTTTTTGTATCATTGTCCGATACATTAAGTGAGTTAAGCATAATTGCACTCCTTTCTCCGTTCCAAAGTTTCTCAGGCCTTAGACGGAGATTGTAATTTTAATGTTAGGAAAATTGATTATGAATGAATCACAAATCAAAGTCGAAGCTCTGAACTTAGCGTTCAAAGAACTTACCTACCTCAAATCTTCAAACATAGAACCAACACTATCGCGGCCTGAAGAACTGTTTGAAGTAGTAATAAAGTTAGCAAAGAAATATGAGACTTATCTCTTATCTTCTTCCAAATAATTTTGTTCATCGGTCAATCTCCTAATTAGGGATAAAAAAAAGGCACACAACCTTTTCCACCACAAAAAGATTGTGCGCCTAAGTACCAATGCTTAACTCATCTGGCTACTATTGGCAAAGTAACCAAGTAAAGTGGTGGTCTTACTTTGTTACTCTGTAATTATTTATATAGCCGATATTGCGTTATGTCAATATCGTTTTACAGTTATTTATGATATTTTTTGATATTTTATCTAATTTATTAACTTCTCATAACGTTACTCAAAAACAATTGGCTGAGTTTTTACAAATCAGACAAAACACAATTTCCGATTGGAAAAAAAACGGAAACCTTCCATCTGGAGAAACTGCAATCAAAATTGCTAATTTCTTCAACGTATCATTAGACTATTTACTTACCGGAGAAGAAAAAAACAACGTATATTCACCGGACGAAATAGAACTAATTAGCAATTACAGATCATTGCAGGAACACGATAAATCTACGGTCCGCGTCATAATTTCTGCGATTGCTAAAAATTCTTAACAACCCTTTAACTTTTGTTCATATATATGGTAAACTTTACCGATATATATAGTGAAATGAGCAATCATTTCATAAAAAGCCCGGAGGCTTGACAAGTCTCCGGGGAGGTTTTAGTTAAATACAGCGAACGAAGCAAGATCTCTGTATGTCTCTTAATATATCTCACGTTTGTGTGAAAGTCAACACACATTAGTGAGATTTTCGTCATTTATTATGGATTTTTCAGTTATTGATTTAATTAACAGAATTAAAAGTATTACTCCATTAAAAAGCCTAGAAGCAATTGGTTTACCTAGTAATGTTATTTCAAATTGGAAGGCTCGTAATACTATCCCAAAGTCGGACGATCTTTACAAAATCGCTAAACTATTAGACGTGTCTATGGAATGGCTCTTAACCGGCGAGACTACTCTGGACACTAAAGCCGAAATTGTGCCGGATGAAAAAGAATTGCTCATGAATTATAGGCAGCTTACTGAAGAACAACAGCGCATGATACGCTTAACTACTAGTAGCCTGCTTTTTGACAATATCAAGAAAAAATAATTAGGCAGGATGTTATGGGAAATTCTAAAAATACATCATTAGGTAATGCGCGAAATAATAAAGAAGATGAATTTTACACACAGCTTTCAGATATTGAAAAAGAAGTCTCTCATTATAAAAATTATTTCAAAAATAAAACTGTCTTATGCAATTGTGATGATCCTAGAGTATCTAATTTTTTCAAATATTTTGCACTCAAATTTAATGAATTAGGATTAAAAAAATTAATTACTACCTGCTATAAGAATCAAGAAGTAGATTTATTCTCACAAAATAACTGTGAAAAAGCAGTTTACTTAGAATATACCGGAAATCCTAACGATCCTACATCTACAGATTTTTCTACTATAGAAGTAAAAGAATTAAAAGGTGACGGCGATTTTAGAAGCCAGGAATGTATTGAACTTCTTAAAGAAGCCGACATTGTAGTAACTAATCCACCTTTTAGCCTTTTTAGAGAATATATCGATATTCTTATTAAATATGAAAAAAAGTTTTTAATTTTAGGAAGTCAAAATAATATTACTTACAAAGAAACTTTTAATTATTTTAAAGAAAATAAAGTCTGGCTAGGTTATAAATCAGGTGATATGGCATTTAGAGTTCCGGATTATTATGAACCAAGAGCAACTAGATATTGGCAAGATTCGGATGGACAAAAGTGGAGAAGTTTAGGTAATATTTGTTGGTATACCAATTTAGATACAACAAAGCGACATGAAGAAATCATTCTCTATAAGACTTATTCTCCTGAAGAATTTCCTAAATATGATAATTATAATGCAATAAATGTAAATAAAGTAAGTGATATACCAATAAATTATGATGGTGTTATGGGAGTTCCGATTACTTTCCTAGACAAATATAATCCTGAACAATTTGAAATAATAGGAATAGATAGGTATGTAAAGGATAACCCTAATTTTGGAAGAAGATTTACTATAAATGGCAAAGAAACTTATGCAAGAATTCTTATTAGGAGAGTTAAATAATGAAAATCACGTTGCATACTATTAAAGTTAGAGATTTAGTTGAAAATTATACAGATAATGCCGAAGGTGGAGTAATTGGATATAACGGAAAATTGGATATTCGTCCACCATATCAAAGAGAATTTTGTTACTCAGATAATCAGCAACAGGCAGTTATGGATACAATAACAAAAGGTTTTCCGCTTAACACTATGTATTGGGTAGTTCGCGATGATGGAACATTCGAAGTTCTTGATGGGCAACAAAGAACTATTTCCATCTGTAAATATGTAAATGGAGACTTTAGCCATAATTTAAGATACTTTTCTAATTTGCAGGATGATGAAAAGGAAAATATTTTAAACTATGAGCTGCAAGTTTATTTTTGCGAAGGTACTCCTAGCGAAAAATTAGATTGGTTTAAAACAATTAATATTGCCGGTGAAAAACTTACTAATCAGGAAATTCGCAATGCCGTTTTTGCAGGTCCGTGGACTGCCGAAGCTAAAAAAATATTCTCAAAATCTAATTGTGCTGCTAAACTCCTTTCAGATAAATATGTAAACGGCAACCCTATTCGGCAGGAACTACTAGAAACTGTTTTATCATGGTATGTTGGTAAAGACGATAAATTAATACAAGCGTATATGGGTAAACATCAATTTGATACTAACGCTAATGAAATATGGTTATACTTTCAATCTGTAATTGCCTGGATTAAAGCTCTATTCCCTGTTTACAGAAAAGAGATGAAAGGTATTGATTGGGGAACTTTGTATAATCAGTATCATGAAAATACTTACGACCCAAATCAATTAGAAAATCAGATTAAAGAATTAATTGATAATGATGATGTTACAAATTATAAAGGTATTTATTATTACTTATTTGATAAAAAACAAAGTCATTTATCCTTGCGCGAATTTGACGATAAAATGAAAAGAAAAGTTTACGAACTTCAAAAAGGAATTTGTCCTATTTGCGAAAAGCATTTTGAATATAATGAAATGGAAGGTGATCATATAATACCGTGGTCTAAAGGCGGTAAAACAATTATCGATAATCTGCAAATGTTATGCCGTTACGATAATAATACTAAATCAGATAAATAAAAAAAAAGGAATAAAAAATGAGTTATACTTTTGAAAATGAATCAATTCAGTGTCCATACTGTAGAAGTAGACTAGACATCACAGAAATTGCACATATTTACGCAGGTCGTAAAGATGTTACATTTGAATGTAAAGAATGTAAAAAACAGATTATAAGCAATTTTGAAAAAGACGGCTGCCCGTGGGATACCAGAAAAGCTGAAAATTAATTTTATTATGCCGGTAAATTAATACCGGCTTTTTTTTTATAAATGCCATAAATCATATACTACGATAAAAGTCTCTGCTGCGATAACTAAAAAAAGAATTGAAAATAAGAATTTAAATATCATATTTCCTCCATCATGCATAACCACAGGTTTTTCCGGTTATATACCAACAACCATCGCCATAATTGTTATATGTATATATAGTACCTTCTAATCCCATTTCATCTATCACTGTAATTAATGGCGCATGTATTACATCCTGCACTATCTGCAATGTTGAAAATCCATTTTCATCACATGGTAAAGGTTCATTCCATACTTCTTTCCTTACACATCCAACAATTATAGTTGATGTGCATACATCAATTGCCGTATTTGAATCAATTTTTGTAGGTGACATTTTATTTTTCCTCCAAATCAGTTAAATCTATTTTTTGCCAGGCAGGAAGGCTTGAGTTTAAATTTCTTATCTTCTCCTTTAACTTTTTGTTTTCTTCTTCAAGTTTATTTATCCTTGCACTTGTTTTCTTTTGGGCTTTTTCTGTCGCTTTCCACTGCTCTTCTTTCCCTAACTTCCTACCTTCTGTTAATCCTTCAAGATAGGCTTTTTTTATTCCTTCATTTGCTTCATCTGAGGTTATATCGTTGTACCCATCCCAAAATCCTTTCATATTTGCATATTCATTGGCTTTTTCCTCATCAGTCATTTTTCATTCTCCTTTTTTAATTTATCCAATCGAAAGAAAATCCATTTTGTTTTTCATTTTTAAAAACTTTAATAGTATTTTCTTCAATCCATGAAACTTTTGTATCAAAATCCACATCGCTTTGAACTACAAATTGTACTCCTTCAAGGAGATGTACAAATCCTTTTATTTTCTTTTCGAGTTCTGCATTTTCCTTTTTTAAGCTATCTATTATTTCTTGTCGTTCTATATTATGTTTTGTTGAGCCTATTAAACTTTCATCAAGTTTTTTGTTTTCTTCTTCAAGTTTTTCGATCGCACTTAATGCACTATAATTTTTTGCTCTTTCAAGAACCTGTTTTAAGTTATCGATGTATCTTTTTTCTTCGTCTGTCATACCTTACCGCCTTAGTTCCAATGTTTTGAAAACCATTTTACAAAACAGATAATAAGTTCTACCCATTTCCAAATTGCGAAAGGTACTGTAACTAAAAAGCCTATTGCCATAAAAATCATTCTATCAAATGCGTCTTTCATTTTTATTTCTCCCATTCAAATTTAGGTTTAGATTTATAAATCTTATTAAGTTTAGAAGATTCTTTAGTTTCCTTTTTGATTAAAGATTCTATAACTTGCTTTCCACTATAGTTTTTAATTCTATACATTGAATTTGTCGTTTTTAATTTAACTATCGTTTCGTCTGTTATAATTTCACCACCTTATAACTATTTGGGAGAAGTCTAATAAATTCTTTCAAATATTTTTCATCTTTTGTTTCGTTATATGTTTGCCTTAATGTTTCAAGATGACAACGAAAAAAAGTCCAAAAATCAAAATCTTCATTGGTAATCCTTTCATAATTAAAAGTAATACCTTCAAAATCACCCATTTCAAAGCAATCCATTGTGATAGGCGTTTCTGCAATCAGTTTCTTTTTATCTTCTGTCATTTTAACTCTCCGTTAGGGTAATACATTTCAGAATGTCTTAATTGATAATTATTTCTTCTGGGTAAAATCCCATCTTTTCTATTACATCTGTGCATATTCCAATCAAGTATAGCCATTCTTTTTGTCTCGTACCAATTTCCACAATTGCTATAAATATTTTGTTTACACCAATGACTTAATTTGTACTCTGTTTGAATATCATCACCTTTACAAACTATCATGTTTGGTAACTTTCCACAGAATTTACACTTTAAAATTTTTGTCATTCTGTTTTCTCCTTAATTATCAGAAAATTATCCTTAATGACAATTTTTCTACGGATTATTATCTTTACGTTGATAATCTTTTCCGCAGGATTTTTTTTCCGGACAATATCCTAAATATTGGCACTTCGGCTTAAAAAGATTATCAACGATCCACTGCCATTCATCAGATATATCAGCTAACGCTTTAATTAGTTCACGCATAAGTTTGCGATATTCCCAATTGGCTCTATTGCATAATCTTTGATGGCTCATTTCAACTAAATTGCGCAAATTCCTTTTATCAACAATTTTCGTTGTCATTCCTAACGGCAAAATTAATGCAGCGTCTTCGTTTTTAATTCCTACGTCCTGTAACTTCCGATACATACTGTGTATATCAGCCATGCAATCTGCATATACATTAAGCTGCTCTTCATTTAAATGTTGCGGAATAACATAATCAAATCCATCATAATCTACATAACGAGTTGATTCCTGCAACCTTGTCGGACCGCCTGCAATATGCGTGTACCATTCTCTAATCACTCTGGCGGAATACCCTTCTATAATTATTTCAACATCAACAAATTCAAGTACACGCCCATGCCCAGACTTAATACATTCAATAGCTCTCTTTTTATTTTTATCACTATTTTTTGTGTCGCTATTCCAACAGATACCGGCGTGTTCTCCGATTTTCTGCAAGGGATATTTTGTCGTTCCTTCTAAAATCTTTATCATAATTTTCCTACTCTTAATCATAATTTAATGAATCAAAATAAAGTTCTTCCCAAACTTTTACATGATACGCTTTAACAGTTCCATAGTTCTGGTCAAACACATCTTTTGGTTCACAACCTAAACGCTTTGAAACTTCTTTTAATTCTCTCCAATTAAAATGTCTATCAGGATTAAGTGATTCCATTCTTTTGATTGAATACCACTCTTTTGATTCATTAAGTTCGATTTCAAGACTGTTTTTCAACTCTAAAAGTTTAAGAGCTTTTTGATGTTCTGCTTCATATTTATCAAACGCTCTGTTCATACCCTGTAAAATCGAAGCATACATCCCATTAAGGACGATTCTAGTTTCTTCTGGAGGAAGAATTTCAAAGGCTTCGTCAATATAAGAACTAATTTTTTCTGTTGTTTGGGCAAACTTATATACAGGAGTAAGTCGAGTAGAACAACCTGTCAAATTATTTGACAGGTTACATCCTGCACCAATATTCATGTGTTCTTTCATAAACTCCACTAATACAGTAAGTTCTTCTTCTGTCCAAAAAGTTTGTTTTCCATTTTCAAATTTCTTATTTGGTAAACATACTTTTGCATTTTTCCTAACAGTATTTACAGCACATCCTAAAACTGTTGCAACTTCTCTTGTTGTCATTAATTTTTCACTTGTCATAACTTCTTTCATTTTTGTATATCTCCTTTATGCGATATGTTTTGAATTATGAGCTTCAAGAGAGTTTTCAACTGTCTCTGCTGCTTCAACGCATACAGGATTTACTTCATTGAATCCGTATTCTGTTGTAAGGAAAAGTTGTGCCATTACTTCTGCTGCTTCAACCTTAAGTAATTCCTTTTTATCCATCTCATCCTTTTTACAAGTAATTCCTAAAGACTTTTTCATTTGTACTGTTGTTTGAATGTACTCATGTTTAGCAGTATAGCCATGTTCTTTTAATGTTCCTGTAAACTTAAAACGAACTTCTTTAGACTTCTGTCTATCTTTTTCTGTGATAATTCCAGAGTTCTGAATATCATATTTACCGGTACGTATAATAGTAGGAATTACTTCATCAAACACCCAAGATTCAAACTTCTGTACTGAAGGAAGTTTTGAATGAGTAATAAGACGAAAAATATCACCCTCTGGAATAAAAGTCATAGACACTGTTTGAACCGCCGCACTTCCATCTGCTTTTTTCCCGGTTACTACCCCTACGCCCTGTTTCAGGGCCCCCTTACAATGTATCTCGATAGCGTTTCTAGGCTTTACATATCCAAGAGCTTTAGCCACATCTGCACCACAAAAATAAGGTTTATCATTAATCCAAATTGTTCTTACTGAACCAAAATTTTCATTTGAAAAAATCATAACTTCATTCATTATTCACTCTCCTTTTTAGTTACTTCCGGTAGATCCAAATCCGCCTTCTCCTCTTTCAGTTTGGCTTAATTCATCAACTATATGGAATTCAATCTGGTATGATGGCACAATCTGTATTTGGCAAATTCTTTGTCCATTTTTAATAACTAACTCATGGACCGGATCCAAGTTAATAATATTAGCCTTAAGTTCTCCTCTGTAATCGTTGTCAATTTCTCCATGACATACTAAAACATGATCTTTATTAAGAGCCGAACTTCTAGGATCAAGCTGAATTTTCCATCCGGCAGGAGGTTCAATTGCAAATCCTAATCCAATCAAACAAGTGCCAAAAGGTGGAATTTTAATTTCATCTGAAGCAAGATTACAATAACAATCTGCACATCCTGCATACTTAGTTTTAAACTCCGGCAGTTTACCGCCTTCAAATAGTTTAATTTTTGCGTCTATCTTAAACATAAAAACTCCTTCTTAGTTATTTATTTTCAACTGAGCTTCAAGCTCTTGTATTCTTTTATTCTTTTCAATAATTTTTTCTGCAAATAAACTATTTCGTCTTTTCAAGTTTTCTACTTCATTTGCATTTTCTGCTAATCCAATTTCATAACCTTCTGCAAACGCTTTATTCCTTCCACCTTCTGGTTTCCAGGTAACATGCTCATTGCCGGTATTCCTAATATCAATGGCAGCTGCATATTTTCGCTTAAAATCAAGCCATCCCTTTTCTAAGTTAGTCACTTTTTACCCCTTTAACTTTTCAATTTCAATTTTTGTTTTTTTATTTGCAGTTACATCTACAATCGATGTAAATTTTTTTATAATGTCCAAAAGGTTTGTGTTATCAATTAACAATTGTTTGTTACGCTCCTTCAGATAATTATTTTCATCGCGTAATTCATTAATCTCTTTCGAAATTAAATCGAACCCAATAGCTAATTTATTGACACCGTCTGTTAATTCAGTTACCTTTTCATCACTCATAACTATTTAACTCCGCTCTTAATCTCTGGTTTTCTGCTAATAATTCAACAGTTCTGGTTCGCAAATTATTTTTGATATTTTCAGAAGTTTTTAAATCAAGTCTTAATTCTGAAATTGTTTTTTCGTAAACAGAAACTTCATCTAAATCATCTTTACCTTCATTAATAAAATTAAGCATAGCAGTTTCAAGCTCTTTAGAAATTCCAACTGCCAAGATGGTCCGGATGTAAATTTTAAGTCTTTCATTTTCGGTTCTAAGTGTCTCAATTTCAGTCATGTTTATTTTCTCCTGCTTCTTTATTTAAGATATATGCAACTGCTGAGTAATAATCTTTTGTTGCTATAGCTACATTGTTAATTTTCTCATAATGCCAAAAAATAAATTTCCTACGTTTTACGATATACCACTTTCCAATTCTAATAATTCTATATTCCATGTTTAGCCTTCTATATAATCAACAGTGTAACCGCGATATTCTTCTCCAGAATTAACAAGATCCTGCACTTCCCAAGTGTAAACATTCAGGAATTCTGCAACTTCTTTTATTTTCTTAAATTCGTAATTCGCATTTTTTGCGGACACGATGTATTTTCTATTAAGCCCTTTTACTTTGGCTAATTTTTCATTTTCCAAATAAAGCAGGTCCATCTTCTCCGCAAGTACTGTAATTACTGCTACAAACTCATGCAAATTATCTTTGTTAAAACGATCTATATAATCTTTTGTCATTCTTTTTTTTATCCTTCACCGGTTTTAATCCGTTTTCTAAGCGCATGACGTTCTGATATAAATTTCCGGTCTCTAACAAAATTACTCGCAATGATTCTTTTACTGTCTCCGTATCTGCATTTTGAATTCCGCAATGATTAAGTACCTGAAGCTGCCATTGTTCAATAAGATCATAAGGTACTGTTATATCTGTGTGTCTGGCTCTAAACATTTATACTCCCAAAAAAAGCGCAAGTTTTGCCGTCTATCAGGACAACGCACTAATAGACAGCTCCATCTACTTGCAAGGATGAATTTGAATTTCTCAGGCTTAAAATTGCCGACAAAATTTGAAAACTAGTTAAAATGGATTTTGCCAACAATCAAAAGGTTAAAATTCCCACAAACTTGCACCCTGTAGGATAGGCGAAATATTTATTAAAAGCGCTAACAGCGCTATTTTCCTTCTTCATTGCTACTCTCATTAATTAATGCTAGTAGCTTTATTTCATCATTAGTTAAATGTGGCAAACTGATTTTTAAATTGTTTAAAACTTTTTCGATTCCGTATTTTACGCCTGCTTCAAAAGCAGCTTTTTCTTTTTCGCAATAAAACTCCATTACATTACTCCTATAACTACTTTTCCGTTGCAGTCAAAATCTTCCCAAATAGGATATTTAAAAGTCATGTATGATATGACTTGTATGTATTTGTCATAATTAATGTTAAACTCTAACATCAAATCTATGGGTCTTGATGGAGTATGCTCGCACAAAAATTTATAAACATCTGAGTACGGCATGATTGCTTTATCGTTATTAACAAAAGTATCATTGCTCGATTCATAAAAAGTAATTTTGTAACCACCGTTCAAAATCTTTTGAGCTTCGATTGCACGGTATACAGAAGCATTACTTCTATATCCTAAATACCTGCATATTTGTGTCATAGAAGTAAATTCTTTACGGTCCTTGCCGTTATCAACTACATATACTCTCACAATCTAGCTCCGGTTTTATACTTTTTGTGATACTCCGGCAAATCTGAATCTTGTAGTTTAACCCACTCTTTTACCGTTTCTCTGCTCCACACCTTACGACCTTGTACGATTGCGTCAGGCAATCCTCCTTTTGGCTGATAATATCTTTTTGCTTTAAGCGTGGAAAATTTCCCACCACCGCGCAACGTAAAGCAGGTTTCTAAGTCGTACCATTCAGCAGTAAATAAAGGATCTGTCTTTTCCAATACTTTGCTAAAAAGTGCCTTTAACGCCGGCAATTCGCGCAATAATTCTTCGATTGTGCCGTTATCGTTTATTTGTAATGTCATTTGCATTTTCCTCGAAAACTATATCAATGCATTTGCATGTTATTTATGATTAATATAAATGCATTTGCCTTATTTGTCAATTAAACTCAATGCATTTTCGTGTATTTAATTTATGTTTTTTATTGCACCTGCCGATAAATCAAGTATGAATAAGTTTTTAGAAACCATGACAGCAGTCATGAAAGAGAAAAAAATTAATCAAACTGAATTGGCTAAAATTACGGACATATCCGTATTAACCATACGTTCCTGGATTGCTCGTGATAATGTGCCGGATGTTTTAACTGCTGCTAAAATTGCCGAAGCTCTAAACACATCTTTAGATTTTCTGGCAACAGGGAAACCATCTGCTACAGATGAATTCGATAAATTAAAAAGTAAGCTAGACGCAATTAAACTCATAGTTGAATCTTAAGTCCGTTTACTTAAATAGAGAATTGATAAAAACTGTTTAAAAACTGTAAAAAAAATGTAATCTCAGTACAAAAAAAAATACCGGTAGTTATTACTGCCGGTATTAATTTATTATATGTGCATAATTAGATATGTATTTGTAATTAATTTTATCTGTAAGCCAACTATATAATTTTTTATTTATTCTTTTTTGAGATTGGTTATAAGTATCTATATCAATATTTAATACTTCAGAAATTTCTTTAATCGATAATCCTTCAATATGTCTCATTTCCATAATCCGGATTTCTTTATCATTTAAATTACTATTGTAAAGCAATTCTTTTTTTTCATTCCTGCCGAGCGCATAAAACAAGTCTTTAATAAGCAAGGTTTCACTTTTCACAATATTTACATTGTATTGTACTCTCGGCTAAAATGCTTTTGGGATTACGCCTTTTTTTATTGGGATTCATCCCAAATTGTATTAATTTGCTGCTGATACTGAGCAATACTTTGTAATTTACTTTCCAGATTAAATCTTGTGTAGTAATCAGTCATAACAGAATTTTGATGTCCTACTAACTCACGTAAAATTTCCTGCGGAAAGTGCGCATTTACCATGTAAGTGTTGTAACAATATCTCAAAGAATGTGGCGTTAATTTTCGTGTATCTTTAATATTGTATTTGCTTAATAAACTTTTAAGTTTATGATGTATCATTTGTATATCTAAAGTTTTTCCATAATAAGTAAAGATAAATTCCGTTTTATTATCGGCAGGCATAATTTTTAACCAATAATCCAATAAATTTTTAGTCGATTCTGGAAGCAATGCAATTCTTGTTTTTGGATTTGCTTCTGAGCCGAGTTTTAAAAAGTATTGAAGTTCTTTGCCGCCATTAAATGATCGGTCTAACAAAATACAATTATTCATAATTTGGCATTTTTGTATTGCACGAGCTTCTCCACCACGCATACCTGTTGTAAGCATAAGTTTAAATATAAACCCGAACATAAACGCATAACTATGTTCTTTGTGATCAATTCCAATATAACTATCATTATAACTATTGGTAGTCCATACTTCTTCTAAAGCGTCTTTATCATCCGGAAAAAACATTTTTAATTCTTGCAAGGTAAAAATATCTTTTCTCTTAGTTTCGCTTTTAAACCTTTCAATTTTAATTGGATTTTTAACAATACACTGTCTTTGACACTCCTTCATGATTGAATTGAAAATGTGTATAATTAAATTCTTGTAATTGTTCGACATGTCTTTTTCAATTAACCAATTTTCTACTTCAGTTGGATGTATATCCTGCGGATACCTATCTCCAAATTTTGGATTAATTATTTTCAATGCGATACGGCGTTCTATTTTTAATGACCACTTAGACAATTTACGTCCTTTCACTTCAAGCCATTTTAAATACAAAGAATTATCTTGATACATTGCAGTACTAACATCTGCTAAAGTTATTGAATTCTTGTACTTCAATTTTTCTTCATATTCTTGACGCACCTTTTCCAGATATGCTTCAGCGTCTCTTTTCTTTAAACATGGTCCACCTTCCGGAGCCTTGCAGGCACGTTTTACACGCTTCTTCGTTTCAGGATCTTCATAGTAATAATACCAATGTACCTTTTTGTTTACTGTCTTCTTGAATAAATGATACTCCATAGCTCACTTTTTTTTAGAAAATTTAGTACCCAATTAGTACCCAATTTTCTAAATTTCCTCCTATGTAAAAAATAGTATAAAAATAATTCCTTATATTATATAAAAATAGTTTATTTATTTTTTTGTAAAATTTATATAAATACAACATAAAACTATGTTTAACACTTAAATATAGTTAATTTTAATGCAATTGCATGCAGGTTTATCTGTATTAAGTAATGCAATTGCAAATAGAATTAACTATGCATTAATTATTTAGTACCCAATTTAGTACCCAATTTTAATTTACATTTATATTATCGTCTCTATTTTGAAATTTCTTTAGTAAAAATCAATGCAAATTCATTGATAAACTATTGACGTGTTATGCATTTACATTTATATTAAGTTATAAATCAATGCATTTGCATGTATTTCATTTCAAACAATACACAACTGCATTGAAAAATGTTTTCGAGGGATTAAATGCAGTTTATTAAAGAATCTCAAAATTTGAGAGAATTACTTTTTAATGTTGAATTAAACGATAGCTCAGAAAATGCCGTTTACTTTTCCGAAAAGCATGACGCGCTGATTTATCTCAATCTTGTTACTAATGCTTTTTCTCATGATCTTTTAAAAACCTGTTTTAGCGTTGGCGTACTTCCTATGTATCGCAATGAAGCAGGCAAACTTGCTGCATATTCTAATCCGGATACAGATAGAGAAGTATTACTTGATTTATTTGGAGATAAAAATATTTCTAAAATCTGGTATCACCTTCCTGCGACTGATAACGAAAATTCAATACTTACTCACATGAATAATTACTGTTTGTTTGTATCTCTTGTATATAGCAAACAAGCCGTAACTCTTCCTCCAGAAGCAAAAATGGAGCTTCTAAAAAATGGTTATGCACTTTATCAGATGGAGGAAAAAGCATGAGACAGTTAGAATTATTTCCAAAATATGAATATCAAATTGGCAAAAAGAAAATCAGATTAATTGAAACTTTTTCCGGCATTGGATGTCAGGCACTTGCTCTTGAATATCTTGGTGTAGATTTTGAACATTATAAGACTGTCGAATTTGATCCTTACCCCAATAAAATTTACAATGCTATTCACGGCACAAATTTTCCGGTAACTGATATTAGAAATATTCATGGCTCAGATTTAAATATCTGCGACAAAGATAAATATTGTTACGTTATGACATACTCATTTCCTTGTTTTACAGGCGATACATTAGTATTAACAAATAATGGATTTAAAGAAATTAAAGACATCAAAATAAATGATTATGTTCTTACTCATGATAATTCATATCAAAAAGTATCAGCTGCAATGAAGACCGGAACTAAAAATATTTACAAAATTAAGTCCATGCCTTTTGATGAATTAAATTGTACAGAAAACCATCTTTTTTATGTTCGTGAAATGTACAGAACTTATCCACGATTAGCAAATGGTAAACGAACATCAATTAGAAATTTTAAAGAACCTGCATGGAAAGAATGTAAAGACTTAACTAAAAACAATTATGTAGGAATTGCAATAAATCAAAACAGTATTATTCCTGAATGGAATGGTATTGACGTTAAATATAGTGGAAAAAACAGAATTCAACATCTCGGCAAATTAACTCCATTGATGGGAAATAAAGAATTCTGGTGGCTCATGGGTTATTATGTTGGTGATGGATGGCAGCGTTCTCAGACAGGAATTGAACTGTGTGGAAATGCAAGTAAAATGGGAAAATTAAAAAATCACCTTAAAAATCTTCCTCTTAATTACTGTATCCATGAAGAAAGAACATGTTATCGTTGTTCTATATCTATAAGAGAAATTGGAGAGTTTGTTAAAGTTTTTGGCAAATATGCGTATGGCAAAAAAATTCCAAAAGAAGTTTTAGACCTTCCAATTGACCTTGCTAAAAGTTTTCTCGATGGTTATATAGCTTCAGATGGATATAAAAAAAATAACAAAATTAAAATATCATCTGTTAGTAAAGAACTTATTTACGGCATTGGGCAGTTAGTTGCAAAAGTTTATCATAGACCATTTTCTATTTATAAAACTATCAGACCAAAAAAAGTTATTATCGAAGGTAGAGTTTGTAATCAGAAAGACACTTACACAATTGCATGGAAGACAACTACTAATAAACAGGACAAAGCATTTTATGAAAATGGATATATCTGGTGTCCAATTAATAAGATTATAAACACAAAAGAAAATAAAGATGTTTATGACATTACTGTAGAAAATAATCATTCATTTACAGCTAACGGTGTAATCGTTCACAATTGCACGGATATTTCCCTGGCAGGAAAACAAGAAGGAATGGCTAAAGGATCCGGCACACGTTCTTCATTGTTATGGGAAGTTACAAGAATCTTGCATGAACTAAAAGACGAATCTAAAGATAAATTGCCAGATATATTATTAATGGAAAATGTAACGCAGGTTCATAGTTCTAAAAATATTGAACACTTCCAAAATCTTATAGAAGAGCTTCATTCTTTAGGATACTCAAATTATTGGCAGGACTGTAACGCAAAAAATTTCGGTATTGCTCAAAATAGAGACAGAACATTTATGATGTCAATTCTCGGAGATTACGATTATACCTTTCCAGAAGAATTTCCACTTACAAGAGTTATGGTAGATTTTCTCGATAAAAAAGTAGAAGAAAAATTCTATATCAATAATGAAAAATCGGAATCCCTTATTTTGAATTTAAAGGAAAGAGGAGTATTACCGGAATGACAAAGAACATAGTAGAGGAAATAGAGTGAAAAATGACAACAGACAACAGACAACAGACAACAGACAACAGACAACAGACAACAGACAACAGAAGTTGTACTTTATAGCGGACAATTAGACAAGCAATCTAAGAGTAAAGTTAAAGAAGGTAAAAACTTTTGCGACTGCAATAATTTTGGAATTATGAATTTCAATTTAAATGTTGCAAGTTGTATTTGTGCAAGATATTACAAAGGTTTATCAGCGCATGGTGATAATCTGGTTATTGTGAAGGAGCAATATGAATAAAGATTTTAAGAATCCTAAGTATGTAGGTTATATGAAAAAATCAAAAGATGGATCTAAACATCAAAGTAATTCTGTTTATTCTCCTTACGGTTTAGCACCTACTTTATGTCATGGTGGAGATAGACTGAAAACTTACACGTATATTCTGGTAAAGGATAATGACTGAAAAAAAACTTTATATAGGAGCAATGCGCGGTAGAGATAAAGATAATCCTTCTATACGAGTTCATACTGAGAATTATGAACAAAGATTTGAAATAAATAAGGATGGGATTTGTAACTGCTTAACAACAGTACAAAAAGATAATTTAGTCTTGGAAGTGATTAAAGATGAATAGATTTTTTGCGCAGGCATGGGAAACTTTTTACAAATACCACTGTAAAGAAGGCGATATTATCAATGCTTATAATAAGACAGTTTTAAATGATGGAATATGTCCTACATTAACAACACGTCCGGAAGGTTTTAAGACTGCTATTTTAGTAGTGGTAAAGGAAGAGGAAGATGAGTAAAGCAACAAGCAACAAGCAACAAGCAACAAGCAACAAGCAAGATAGTACAGACCTGCTATGTGTTGGTCAAGGGAACTGTTTACGAGAAGGAATCAACTGTGGCAACAACAATTCTTGCGAGAGATTACAAGGGATTAGGGAATTACCGCGGAAATGCCGTAATCATTCAGGAACAATTAGAAGAGTAATAAATGGGAAATTTTGCGACACAAAAGACATGTACATGGTAGACATAGATAAACCAATTGCAAATACAATTGTAGCCAGATACTACAAGGGAATAGAAGGAGATTACAGCAACGCTGTTTTAGTTGAATATTATGAATAATACAGACAGACAGACAGACAGACAGACAGATAATAATAAAACTAAAAAGAATTATAGTCAAAAAAAATTTTTAGGCAGTTTGACAGGACACGGACCATCTTTTGCCGGAGCAGTTTTTGACGTTAATTATTTAGCTCCAACATTAACAACATGTCAGGGCGGTGGACGTATGCCGCATATATTAGTTAAAGATAGCGATGAGTAATGAACAGAACAGAACAGAACAGAACAGAACAGAACAGAACAGAACAGAACAGAACAGAACAGATGAAAGAATAGATAATTCTTTTTGTCAATTGCCACGCATAAAGCAGGCGACTAAAAAAGGATATATCGAATGTATGATAAATGGAGTAGCTGATTTAAGTTACCCCAATTCAAAAAAAAGGCGTGGACGTGTACAAGGTGGTGGAAATATTTCCCCAACTTTAACAACGTCACCTAACATATACAGAATAGAGGAGAATATACCAATGGCAAAAGTAAGATATAGAATCAGAAAACTTACACCGAAAGAGTGTTATCGTCTCATGGGAATACATGATGATGATTTTGAGAAGGCTCAGAAGGTAGCAAGTAATTCACGTCTTTACATGACTGCCGGAAATGGAATTTGCGTACCGGTTTTAATGGCGCTTTTTTCGCAGCTTGGTATAGATGGGATTCCTAAATGGAACGATTTAAGTACTGAAGAAAAGTATGAAATTTTAGGAAATCCAAAAAAAAATTAGCGTATTATTGGTAAAAAACTGCTAATTTTTTTGATACAATGTTAATTATGAGCAAGGCAGGAATAAACCGTGTGTGTATCTCCGATTTAATACCTCTCTTACAATTAACCTCGAAAACTAATTATAGAGTTCAAAAAAAACTAACACAGGAGGCGTAGGGTGTCGAATGAAAAAACTAAGAATACTATTCATAGGAATTTTATTGCTGTGCTTTGCGCCATCCTGCTTTGCTCAATCTTCACCAACGGATATTATATTTACAAATCTAGACATTATAGAACTGTCAACACAGAACTTAGAGAACAGTTTGACAGCCTTACAAGACAAGTTGAAGACTACAGAACAACAATTAAACTTCTTACTGAACGATTATCAAATGCTAACATTGAACTTGAAAGAATCACAAGAGAACTTGGTACTTATCAGTCAGAACTTACAACAAGTCTCGGAGAAGTGCAAACAATTAGAAACGCAACTGAGCGAATTAGAGAACAAACTATTATTCTGGAAAATTACTGCCGGAGTGTTAGCCGGCTCTACAACAGTATTACTAGTCCTTAGTTTACTTAATTAATACAACAAATATAAAGGAGGTAAAAAAAAATGAAAGAGTGTCAAAAAGATATAGTCATTGAAAATTTATCAAATATGCTTAATAAATTCGGCGGTCAAAATTACCGCTTTGAATGGACTTTAGACCCAGAGAAAAAAATGGCAAAATTAGAATTTAAGGCCTTGCTCACCTATCGTCCGGAAACTGAAGAACCGGTTTATAAAATTTAACTACCGTTTTACTGCTTCGGCAACTTTAGCGATACTTTCCCAACTAGTGAAGAACATAAAAATTAAAGCTGCCGTAAGTGGTAAACCAATTAGAACAACTGCCATTTTCCAATCAGTTTCCATAAAAATACATACAGTAGAATTAATCAACGCAAATAAACAACAGATAAACGATAAAAACCTGCGCATACTTTTATTGCCGTTAATATCGGTGAAAAATCCACATTTATTTTTTACTTCTGGAGTTGTAGTAGTATTTTCTGTAGCTTCCATTTTTTTTTACGCTCCCAATATTATTAATCGATTACTTTACAAACACGGATACTCTTTAATTTTCCGTATTTAACTGTAGCACTATCTTTCCACGGATGGAAATTATCACGGTCAAAATGCCCAATTACACTGCCTGTCTTTTCTCTTTCGTAATACTTAATAATGTATTCTCCAGGAGCAGGCTTATAAGATAAATCATAAACTTTTCTTACATCCCATTTTCTGCCGGTTACTTCCTGCAAAAGTTTTGCCGGATCCTGCACAAAAAAGTTATTGTTATCGTTCCCATTGTTTTTGTTATAGTAAATAATTGATGATACCGAAGTATCTGAACATGCATTATATAAAGTTTCTGTTACATCAAATTTCTTGTATGGCTGATTTTTTTCGTTGAATTCTTTTCCAACATCTAACAAACAAAAAGCGAAGCATGCAGCTTCACCAACTTCTAAATAAAAATTCTGAATTCCATCTACGAGATACTTATCACATCCAAAAGTCATTTTGTCGCTTTTCTCCTTAACATTATTATCTTTTTTTCCTGAGAAAAATTCCCATGCGTCACCAATGCTCTCAAACATTTAAAATCACCCCTTCCTTAATTAATATTGTTACACTTTAAACCAGAACATTGCCCCTACTGCTGCGGCAACTAAACTCTTAAAAATGAAATCTACAATGTACTGCCATTTATTAGCGTCTTTTTTCATCGGCTCTAATCTAAGTTTATCAACATCGGTCCGCAAGTTTTCTATTTGCCGATCCTGCACTATTTCCTTTTCTTTAATAACCTGAATCTCTTTGCTTACATCGTTATCATTCATACGCGCCTCGGTGATAAATTCTGATAATTTATCGAATTTAGCTGATATATCGCTGAGTTGCTTTTCTACCTGTTCCATACGATACGCAATTGTATCCATATCTGTTAGTGCCATTATTTTTACCTCTAAGTATCAAAAGTTTTTTCCGGCATAAAAAAAAACCGGCTGTTAAAAATATACCTATCAGTTAATACTTAATAGATATTTTCTTAACAACCGGCTTCCTTTATGAAACACCTTGTCATTACTCTTCAGTATTATTATAGACTTAATAATTTATCAGTTCAACTCTTTTTTTATTATACAACAAAATAATTCCCATTTTTTTGGGAATTATCCCATTTTTTCTGGGATTGCGCACACTTCATCATCAATATTATTTTCTATCGCGTATAATGCGATTATCTCTTCCGGAGTTTTACAATTATTCCGGACCATCGCATTTTTGATATGTGCCGTTTTTGTGTTCTTAGAATACCCTTCAATTTCCTTCATCAATTTTCCGGCAGCTCTCTGCTTTATTATCTCCTCTTCAGCCGGCAATAAAACTAATCTCTTTTTACTCTCAGTTGTAAATTCAATTATTGTGCGCCGTCTTATTTCTGCTATTACTTTTGTCACTGCAAAATATAATACTAAACACAACGATATATGATAAAGCAAGTGTATCGGAGTTTTATTGTGTCGCATACAGACTATAAATATTTCTATTACATAAATAGAAAATGCCGCTATTTTCCACTTAGGAAATATAACCATTAATCCACACAAAATTAAAAAACAGGTACAATTAATAAACGTTATATCCTGCGTTGCTCCGGCACAAAAAATTAAATACATAATCGGTATTATTTTCTTTCCAATAAAAAATAAAATAACCGGATACAATAAAAAGAAAATACAGTATATCAACGGCTCAATTAATTTCCCAGAATCAATATAAAAAAAAGCCATACAACCGCACATTATTAAATTCAATATGCACGATCCCCAACTGATATTGTCTCCACTAAATTCCTGCCACTTTTTAAAAAAATACGCCTTCACCTTTCCTTTTTTATTTACTCCTTTTCCTTTTTTTTACCTTATTCCTTTACTTTATTTCAGTCTATTACAGCAGGCGAATTTGTCTTGTTTTTTATTTTACTTTAGTCTCTTTTTATTGCTATTTAGTATTTATTATATAGAAGAAAAAAATTAGTGCCGTTAAATTGACACTTTATATTTTTTGAATTATCATCCTTTTTATGATTTATTTCTTTTTTACCAACTTTAGAAGTAAATCTATAACGCAATTTTAGCTTAATACCTATGGAGTACTATAAGCCTCACTTGCTTAAGTACACTTAACCCAACTTTCCACAGGTATTAAGCTTTTTTTTGCCGCCAAAAATTGACATTAAACTTCTTTTCCGCTAATATATCCACGTTTAATACTTGCAAATCCGGTAGTGGTGTTACCTGTATAAAAATCCCTATAAATCCGAATTTGCAGGTATTAAACTTTTTTTTAATTTAAAAGAGTATTAAACTACGAATATAAAAATATCCATTTCCTCCTGCGGCATTAACATTTCCACCATTACCTGCTAAACCACCAGAATAAAAATTATAGCTTGTAGTTCCTACTAAGAAGAATTTAGAAGATGTCATACCGCCATTTCCACCATCATTACCTGAAGCATTAGAACCGTCAGTTTTACCTTTTCCGCCTCTTGCTGTAGAAGAGACCCCTTTTCCGCCTCCTCTACCAATAGTTATATTAAATGTAGAATCTTCTTTTAAAATTAATGTTCCTGTTACGCAAGCTCCGGCCCCTCCCATTGCAGCTTTTCCATAAGTATAAGAACTACTTGTATACGATGCATCTCCAGATGTACCACTCATACCATTTTCAGCGCCTCTTCCACCAATACCAGAAGCATACATATAAAAACTTGTAGAAGATTGTGATGAAGTCTTCATTGTTCCATAACCACCGCCTCCACCACCACCATTTGCAGCTAAAAATATTCCTTGTTTTTCACATTCCATACAAGACGAACCACCGCCTGCACCCCCATAGTATTGATAACCACCACCACCACCACCACCGGCTAATGCATACTGATAAATACCTTTTGGTATAACTAATCCTGAAATTGAATCTGTAAAATAATGGGCAATTTGATTTTCTACAGATGTATCTATAGTAAAAGTTAATGGTTTTATCTTATTATTATCATCAACAATTAAAAGGTCTCCTGGCTTAATATCATCTGTATAAAGAGCAGGTTTACTTCCTTTTATTTTTTCTACATCAATATTATTATCCTTATCTCTTACAACAACTCTATTAGGAATAGATTTTTTAGCTCCAAAGTATTCAATAATTTCAATATCATCGTAGCCGAATTCATCCATGTGAGTATAACTTTCTTTAGGCAGGTAGAAAATACGACCTTTATTTACAGTACCGCCGGTAATTTCAAAAAGTTTTTTCACCATAGTTTCCGGCGCAAGGAAAGTAGTTACACGCTGCCAAAAGTTTGAACCGTTAGCCATCCAGATACCGTTATTTTTTGGATCTTCTTCATCTTTAACCAAAATAACCATGTTATCAATAGTATCAACGCCATCAATTTTAATGTGGCTAGTTAAGTTAGTTACATCAATTGATTCTGTTGTAGCAAGAGTAATTACACCATCATAATATGTAAATTTATCAGCTGAGACAATTTTATTTCCATCTGTAGAAGAATCTGAAGCTGATTCAATTTGTTTAAGTCTCTGCTCGAAATTTGCAATTTTATCCCAGATAGCATTAGTTATAGCTGTAGTAACGATTTTAACGCTAGATGGATCTTTAGCCGTAGTATTAACACTATAATTAGTACCAACTGTAAATGTGTAATTTCCGCTTGAAGGATTTTTTGAAGCAGTTAAAATTGTAGTATCATCCAACTTAAGTACTGCGTTGCCTTCTCCATCTGCACTAAGTTTAAGAGCATTAACAAGTTCATTGGTTTCATCATCAATAACATCTGAGATTGCCAATTCACCCTTAAAGCTATAATCACCATACTGCATATAAAGATTGTACATTGCACTAACAACAGTGATGATTTTTTCAATGCTTGTTGTAATACTGTCAGAAAGAGCGATTGCCTGATCTCCTACAGTCTTCTGAGTATTTACCGGCAAAATTCTACCATTAACTTGATTAGTGTTAATGCCTGTATCAAGTTCTTTAGAGCCGATTACTTTTTCTTTGTGTGAACCGTCTTCATTATGCTTAATTCTAAATCTTCTATTTAATTCCGACATATAACCGATGTTGTAAGTTGAATCTTTTTCATTGGTCCATGCGGAATTTTCAAGTGTGACGGTATCTGAAGTAATGTTGCGAATTTCACACTGAGCCATGTTTTCGGCATTAGCAGGAATAAAAATTTCTGCAATTTTAATGAAGTCCGGATCATGTTCTGGCGCTGTATTACCTTCTGCATACTTAGCGTTAATAACTACTGCAAGTTGTTTTTTTGTATCAACGTATTCATAAGTTTTAACGTCTGTATCATAATCCTTAAATGCTCTCTGCTGTTCATCGTAAGTCTGCAACTCACCTTTAATCTGAATTGTAGCAGTTCTATCGCCGGTAGAAGCAGTAAGTCCATAAGAATTACTAACCAAAGAATCAGCTGCTAAAATTCCGGTAGACTGATTAACGCCGAAAACAGGAGACAAAACAATATTAAGACCGGTATCTCCGGCAGGTGAAATTTTACCACCGATTACAAAGTCTTTTTGTGTGTCAAATATTAATCTACCTGCGAGCGCAACGTTATTTACAATATTGTCAAAACCAAATTCGAAATCTGAAGCCTTAACAATTTCATTAGGCTGTACATTTGATGTAGCCATCTTGTTTAATTCTGCCATTTTTTAATCCTCCTAGTTATCATTAAGATTCAAAATCTTTAGTTACAAGTTCGAGATATGCTTTTACTCCACTACTGCGTACATAGTCGAGTAAGTCCGCATAAATATCCTGAGCAAATCCTGCTCCTGTACCGGTCATAAATGTATTGTCAAAGTATTCAAACTTATCATAATATTCCGGCACAACAGTAGTACTTTCACCTTCATTCAACGGATCATCATTGCCAGGAGCTAAACTTAATGCCGAGCCACTAGTTTCTCCTTCAAACTGTGTAATTACTGTGAATGAACCATATAATTCTTTTTTAAACATTCTTACGTAATCAACAAAAACATTATTTGTCTCTGCTTCAAATTCAATTGTTACGCTAGTAGATTCCGGAGCAACCATAAACCATAAGTCATAAGGTTCCCATGTATCTTTATTTTCTAGCTCCAACTGAACTTTAGTTGACTGCCATGCTCTTGTTTTTTTATTCCAATATTCATTTTCAGAATTCTTTACACTTACTTTGATTTTTCCGTTCTGAGAAAAAAAGTGTAAAAAATATGTCTCTGCTTCTGAATTCGATAAATTAATTGTCTGTGATAAAGTACCGCCGGCGTTAAATTCAATGCCGTTAGTTCCGGAAAATCTAGCTTGTGTAGAAAAATTACAATCATTCATTTGCCACACGTTTAATTCTTCATCAGTAAAATCACCGTCTTCAATTAAATTATCTGTATCTGAATCGCCGGTATTTTCGATAACATAAACGTTTCCAGAAGGAAAGTACTGCTGAAAAAGTTTAGTTATATCGTATTTTGTTCCCCACTTTTTATCGTGATTACGAACAAACAAAGCGGAGAATCTGTTTTTTAATGACAATTCAGTTTCATCCGTAAACATTTCAAGATAGCTAAAAAAAGTTACAGTTTTTTCGAGCATTGTTCCTGTTTGTTCGTACACGTTAGGAGTTTTTATCCATTCATTCATGTAAGTTAAAAGCGCTCTCAATTGGTTTTCAACTGCTGCATTGCCTTTATCGTTAGCAATAAGAGCCGAGAATTCCCTGCCACTTTTATTTACTGTTGTTGGAAAACTGCCACGTAAAATATTTTTAACAACCATAATTAAGCACTCTCAATTAAAATGTTTGCCTGTAAAAATCTTGCGATTTGATTTTCACTCAAAACAATATTGTCATTAGTTCCATTTATCAAAAGATTCTGGACATCCTTAACATAACTAATATGTCTTAACTTAAGAATTAAGTCGGTCCACACGACATTTTCACCAATTCCTAAGCCGTTTACATATTCCTGAACTGCTGTTTGAATATCATTAAGAGCAATTGCCGGATCAGTTCTATATACATAACAAGTAGCACTAACAGTAACATCCGTGATAGTAGCAGGCTGAACATCAATATTAATTCCGGCAGCTCTTAATCCTGGATATTCATCCGAACCGTCTCCGTCTATTTTCTTTACAATTTCATTGCGCAAACCATCAGTTAAATTTCCGGTGCCATCATCAACATAAACAGTTGCGTTATATACTTTGCCTTCATTGACTGTAGGTGGAAAATGTTCAACGATACCTACGGACCTAACCCCATCAACTGAAAGTACACCAGATTTTAAGCCGTAATAATTTGAACCTTGAAGTCCATTAATATATGCCTTAAAACGTGTAAGCAATTCTGTATCAGTTTCGGCATTTGCTCCACCATCAGCTTTAACCGGATTATTAACACCGATAATTAATGAATTCACTGTAGTTTCAATTGTAGTTACTTGATTAGCACCTAAGTTATATTCAAGACCTACATTTTCGGCACTACATTTAACACTGTTAGATTCAAGTTCACCTGCTTTAATTGTGCCGGTAACTGTTGTGTCAAAGTTATAAGTACCGTTACCAACTTTTGTGCCGATAGGTATTACAATGTCTTTTGTTGCAGGAGCTGCAAGTTTAAAAAAAACATCAACAGAAGCCTTTTGCCCTGATTTTTTCTGAAAATCAAAAACTGCATAAGGAATCGCTTTAAGGTTATTATCATAACCAATACGTGTGTCGATATATCCTTTTTCAATAATTCTTGAGATTGCTTCAAACAATGTCATAATTACAGAACCTTTGTTAAAGTCTGTAATTTTTGATTGGTTAGCAATCATTGCATTTTCCAATTCTTGAAGAATTTTATTGTATGATTTACTTTCCATAATTAAATTGTTCCTCCGAATTTCTGGCGTTCGTTATTTATATCTGTGTAAACAATATTCAAATTAAGTTTGTCTCCATCACCTTTATATTCAATACTTTCAATAGACTTTACACGAGGATCTGCTAATAAAGTTTGTTCTACAGATGAGACGATAAAAACATTACTTGCGGAATTTGCGCTTCCTACATTACTGCGAATTCCATATACGACATCGCGAATTCTTGCGCCCATTGTTGTAGATAATCTATTGCCGATTGCCTGAGTTAAATTCTGTGTACCATTAACAAAATTAATATCACCAAAAGACAAGTCAAAATCTCCGGATGATGTAAGCGCAAAATCACTACCATAATTGTCTTTAATGTCCGGTAAGTTATATACTTCATTATTTGCCGATACACTTTCAGTTTTTGAAAGAATAGGAATATAAATATTTTTGCCGGCTTTTAAATCGTTATCATTAGAACTAGAATTGTAATAAGCAAGTAAAGCTGCTAAATCTGCGTTGCCATAGAACTGATTAGCTAAACTATCCCATGTATCTGAATCTTTAGCTTTTACGCTTAAAGTTCCGTAGACTGTTTTAACACTGTCGCTACCTTCTGGAATATCATCTGCATTGCCGTTTTGAGTTCCTGGATCGATTGTGTAGTTTTCATTCTTGAAATATTTTTTTACCGTTGCCTGCATATTATTTGAATAATTTACAAGGTCATAAACAAAAGTTTTCCATGTGTCTTCAAGTTCTTCTGTTGTCATGTTAAATTCTTGGCACATTAAGAGAAAATCATTTGTAGCAAGAATAGGCAAATTAACCAAATAATTAGTTGCTTCAATTACTGCGCCGGCAAGTTGTGTGATTTCACTCCACAAAGCACTTGCAAGACCCATAGTTCCACGTTTAATGAGTTTATACGAATCTTTGGAAAGACCAATACTGTCTTCAATTATCTGCATAGTAGAATTAAAGTAACCATTTGTCATATTATAAAAGGCGTCTACTAAGTCGGATACTTTAGCCACATGATTACGAATGTTTTCTATATAAGTAGCAGCATTAGCCAAAGTATCTGTATACTTCGCTACGTTTTCACACCATGCGTTTATATCTGCAATTAATTTAATTGTATCGGTATAATTATCTGTTTTAGTTTCATAATTAAATCTTTTTTCACCTTCTGGAGCTGCTAAAAAAGAGATTGAATAATTATAAGCTAATGGCTGATCTTTACTTCTTGAAATTTTAAGGTCCTGCGGATATACAAGCCACCATTTTTGTACATGGCCTTGTTTACTTCCTCCTAGATGATAAAGATATACAGTTTTACCGCGGAGCTTTTCCTGCTTACCCCATTCTTTCATTAAGTCACGTAAATAGAAAATTTCCTGCTCACCATTTTTTGTAACTTCGTTCAAGTTTCCTCTATAAATACGTTTTACTTCCTGATTTAATGTCGAGCCGGAAAAACTTATTTTAACAGAATCATTGCCATAATCATCTACAACACTGCCACCAAAAGTTTTAGTTTCATTAATGCGCTGTGGAAATGTAAATTCTTCACTTTGTGGAGAGACTGAAAAAGTAAAAACATCTTTGGTTACACCGTTTTCATTAAATTCTAATAACCATGAATTTTCCCAAAAAGAATCATTCATGTACTTTTTTTCAGATTTAACATTTATAATTCCGTTTCTTACTGTTGTCATTCTGCTACTACCTCCGTTTGTCCGGCACTAGAAATTTCTACAGATACTTCAATACCTTCTACAGGCGCACCGGATACCGGATGTACTCCGGTTAAAATTACAGTGCATTTATCACCTTCCAAAATAGCAGGAGCATTTTCTATTTTTGTTTTAGTTGCGGATCCGTAAATCAGTCCTACGCCTGTACCTTCTGCAATAGTTGCTCCATCTGTATAGTTGCTAACTGCAATAGTCATAGGACTAACAAAAGCCTTTTTGCCGTTAGCTTTAACGCTATTTGTCACTAACGATAAAACTGAGACATCATTTATATTAAATTCACATCCTTCTACTGCAACATTTTTCATAAACTTACCTCTAAGTGATTATTTACTTTGAACGTATTTGCATTTTTAATCTCAATAGCGGAGTTATTAGCGTCTATTGTTAATGCTCCGGCAGGTTTAATTGTCATGCCTTCATCGGTAATTTTTATTTCATAATTCCAGGCATTAATAATTATTCCTTTTGTCTCTTCTTTTTCTGCATTAGCTTTTACGTTCATTTGGATGGAAATATTTTTATCCTTACTTTCAATAAGTCTATTTCCGGTTTTATAGTCTTCTTTTTCGGTCCATCCACCGCAGGTATTTTTTTCTTTTACTGTGTTCAAATCTGTTTTATTATTTTCATCTGCATAAAGTGTATGAGTACCTGTCTCACCCCTTGCAAATCCAGAACATAAAACAAATGAGCCTTGTATTGTTTTAGTTGGAGTTAAGACGAATACACGGCTATTTTCCGGTGGCAAATTTCTTGAACCGGACACATAATTATCATTATTGCTTACCCATTCATCGCTAATAACTGAAATATCTGTATATTTAAATCCGGTATCGGAAAGTACGGTGACTGTATTTGTTTGTGAGTTTACTTCTTTAACTGTTGCCCAAAATCCTATTCTATCTTCAAAATATGTACCGTTAGGAATTTCAGTACCATATACTTTAGATGGACGTTTTTTATTATCAATAATCATGAATTAGCCTCCGAAAAAAGTTCTGCATAAGGTTTACTTATTCCTGTTAATTCATGGAATTCACCGTCTACGTATTTACCACCACGTTCAAATTTATAATTAATAGTTCCTGCGCTTCCAAAACGCCAAGTATGATTTTCTTCAGTAACGTAAAAAGTACCGCCACACAAGGTAACTGTCTCACCAATTTTTGGATTATCATTACTAATAATATTTACGATGGTTACATCACCGTTATACATCTCATCTAACTTTCCAAACCATTTTTTCAAGTCTTCATCGAGTTCATTAAACTTTACAGTTATGTCCTGATTTACTTTTTCTTCGCCGGAATCTGTGGACTGATTTTTAAAACCGATAAAATTAACTGTTAATGGCTTATAACCGTAAATGTGTATTTTGTCTTCATTCCTTGCAGTTGCGTATCCTTGATCTGTTGCATTAATCTTCTGGTAAAAATCTGCGCTCTTAACACTTCCTTCAACGTAACTAAAAAAGGCAGTGTAAACATTTTCACAATTCTTAGTGAATGTGTAATCTGTTACAAGCTCCGGTGGAATGTTTGTATTTTTTAATGCTGCAAAATCTTTATTGGAAAATGGAATTTTTCTAATAATAATTTTTGGCTTGCCGTTTTTATTGATTGTGCTAAAAATTTCATATACAGGAGAAGGCAGTAAATTTTTAATATATGTCATAAAATTAACTGTGTTACCGGTAATAATATTTGACGAAATTGGCAAATAAAAATTATTATCATTCTGCTTTTTAGTATTATTCAAATATCCAATATTAAACTTATCAGAAAAAGCAGTACCGAATTCTTTATCCAATAAATCAGCCATGACAATATTTGAAACGCCTTTATATTCTTTTGCCATGTCTACAAAGTATTTATAGACAGTAGTTAATGCTGATTCTATACTTAATGCACCTTCGCCTTGATTTTTGCTTAACTGTGTAATAATTTCATTGTTAAATCTATCGTTATTAATATATGCCATGTTTGTAACATCAAGCGAAATATTAAACACATTAAAAAGATATTCCACTGAATAGCCGGACACATTTAAATATTTGGAATTATTAGCAGCAGTTGCTCCAAAACTTACGGCAGTTACAACGCCGATAAAATCAATTCTATCTTTAGTTTCGCCAATTTTAACAATATCCAATGGTTTAACAAGATCCATAAAAAGATTATCTGAACTTGTTACACTTTCTTTTATCTGGATCTGAAAAGAGCCGTCTAAATTATTAATAGAGCGTGAAAAATTATACGACTGTAAAATAGCTTTATTTGGATTATAATCGTTTGAGAATGTATAATAATTGCTTCCTGCGCTTACAGTATTAGAACCTATTCCGCGATAAAATTTAATTTCAGGAGTTACCGATTGTGCTATTACTTTCATTTACTTCCTTCCAGATAAAAAAAAAGCGGCTAGAAAAATAGTTCTCTTCAAAAAAAGATAAACTATCATTCTAGCCGCCTTATTAACGCACTGTTATGATTTTACTTAATTATATCATTTTTCAGTGTTAAGTCAATAAACAGTAATATTTGCTCTATTCAATGCGTCAACAAATTCATCGGACAAGTTTAATTTATCAACTAACAATTTCAGTTCTTCAACTAATGTCATAAGATTTTCAGTATTCCTTTCGGCAGTATTTGACTGTGCGTTATTAGCCATGCTAGTAACATCGTTTAAAATAAATCCATATCCACCATTATTTATTGCGCTTATTGTGTCACTATCAGTTAATTCAGATACAATACTTCCAAATAATTTTTCATACGATGAAGAATCACTTCCGGCAAAATTCATACCCCTTCCTCTGGTCCTTCCGTAAGCGGATGTCATGTTATTTACACTTCCCAAATATGTATTTCCTGTGATTGCCTGCGATAATTCAAAAGCAGTTTGTATTTTCTGCTGTTGCGCTAAAATTTCCGTTGGAGATTTTGAGAAGTCAACATAGTTGTATTGTTCATGTAATGCAAGACCATCAGCACCGGTATAATTCAATAAGTTTGGAGCATTTGCAGCAATTTTATAATAAGCAACTTTATCAGCTTCATCAGTAATTCCACTAATATCAGATGGCATACTGTCTAAGTAGTATTCTTTATCAATTCCACCATTAGCGGAACTGTACATCTTATTATAATTACCAATTGCTTCTTTATATTCCTTTTCAAGTTTATCTTTTGCAAGGATAGAAACGCCGGTTTCAATAGATTCAATAGTTAATGCCATCTTAGCATTAAAAATACTTTGCCCCATCTGCACAACCGTCTTTTCGATATTATTAAGACTATTCTGCATACGAGTTGAATCTGAAGAGTATTCTGAAGCTCCAACAATTTTGCTGATTGCAAAACTACTAGCAGTATCTCCGGATTCTCGATAATTTCTCATCATGCTATAAAGTTGTTCTGCACCGGTATAATTCAATCCGCCTAACTGTCTTAATGATTCAATAATGCTAGTTTCGTCTGAGCCATACTGACTAAACAATGTATCTGCAATTGCGCCGAAATTATCCGCGTTAATTCCCTGCTCCATTGCCATCATTGTATCTATATAACCGTATTTACGATTTTTAACTAAATTATCAACTGCACGGTATGCTAAAACATCAGTAGATGAATTTAAACCTGTTGCTCCGGCAAGTCCGGAATTCAACATAGTTAATCTATTTGCACCTTGTTCACCTTTCCACAATTCAGAATCGCCGGAAAGTTTAGAGAACATATTTAATGTGTCTGCTACATCTTTGGTACTTCTTACATATCCCTTAGAAATTCCATCTTCGATAATTCTTTCAAGAGAATTCATAAACTCTGGCATTTGATTAGAACTTAATCCACTTGCAAGAGCTGTACTATATGCATAGTCTAAATCGCCAACAGCATTTTTTGAGCCGTAACGTGTCATAGTTCCTAAGAAATTATTAAACTGAGATATATCACCATTAGTATTTAATGCATACTTAGCCGCAGCTTGTGTCATTAATGCAGCATTATTAATATCTGTAATACCAAAAGAGCCGTACCCAGACATATAACTTAAAAAGTCATTATTAGTAAGATTAGTATACTGATTATATTTTAATGCCTGATTTCTTTGATGGAGAGCTAAACTCTGATCATATTCACCATTATTAAACGCATTTGTCATTTTATCCATCGTAGGCAATGCGTCTTCATACTTTTGTGCTAAACTATCAGCACCTTTCATTGCGCCGGCAACTCCGGCAATAACTAAACCGGCAATACCTAAACCTGCTGCCAATTCTCCTGCACCGGCAAGTTTTGCAACATTACTTCCGGACTGCATTGCATTAGATACACCGGAAACGCCGGAAATATATGCACCGGAAATATTACCATTTGCAACGTTACCAACTACGGCAGCACCGTTATTAATAGAAGAATTTAATCCTTGCAATGATGAAGTAACAACACCATTGGCACTTCCGGCAGTATTTCCAGAATTATTATTACTTCCACCACCAAAACCAACCCCACTACTTCCTGGAATTGTAGTACTTTTATTTTGGTTAGAAACTAATAATGTATCAATTAATTTATTTAAAGTGTCGTTTACAGTTCCAAGAGAATCATCAGTCTTTTCAATTTTTTCTTTGAGTTGATTAGACTTTTCTCCTAAATTTTGCATTTTATCAATGCTTTGTTGCTGCAGGTCCGGACCTTCTAAAAGTGATGGAAGATCAGAACCTTCAACCATAGGAGTATTGGAAATATTGCGTATATCATTCTGCAATCCTTGAAAGTCATTTCTAACTTCAGATACATTTGATGTTAATGAAATTCCAATTTCAGCCATTTTTTCCAACACTCCTATTTTTATTTATGCCGTTCTATTTCTGATAGATGTCTCCGAATAACCGAGTTTTCTTAAAACATCATCGTCAACTTTTTCAGCTTCTTTTTTCAAATTATCCTGATAACCTTTTCTCAAAGATTCTACGGAATAATTCATTAAATATTCATAAACAATATAAATGTAATCATCATCAATATTATTTACTTGCCAAGCCTTCGAATAACCCAGGACCGTCAGAATTACTATTGTCTCTGGCGGTAGCCACTGCGTTAGTGTTTGATTCTTTTTTCGGCTCAAACTGTTTTTGCACTTCAGCGCGAAAGTTATAGGCAAGGCCATAAACCTCCTGAATAAAAGCCTGAGAAGGCATTTCGCCCCAATTGAAATTTGGATTATCATTTTTTGCATTTTCGAACCAATCAGGACCTTCTACAACAATTACATCTAAAGTTGCAATCTGCTGAATCAAATTATATGTATTATAATCAAATGACGAAGCATTAAGTCCATTAAGTCTATAAGCAACTAATCTACCAATAGCTTCAATATCCTTCATGCGTGGAAATTTGATTTTAAACTTTCCTTTTGATGTTGTAATCTCTTCAATACAATCTTTTCCTAAAACAATTGAATTAAAAAGATCAGTTTTCTTATCTCCTACAAGTTGTTCTAACTTCTTTTCCGGCAATTTTTCTACCAATTCCATTATTTATACTCCTAAAAATTGCCGGTCCACATTTAAATGAACCGGCTTTATTATTTACGCGGTTTTTGTGTAATCGGATCCGCTACTCATCCAGATTGCTTCCATGCTTACATCAGCTTTAACGTATGAACCGCCGTTGATTGTTACACGGAATGTAGATGGAATTACGTCTCTAAAACTAGCGATAATATCACCGGTTTTATCATCGTAAAAATCCATATATGGAAATTTAGTCATTACTTCCTTCTTAATAAAATCATCCGAGTTAGGATTGAATGAAGCAATTGATACAGTTCCACCACCGTTGTACGTTTCAGTTCCATTGTAAACTTTTGAGCTTGCCAAAAATCCTGTCATGCTAATCTGTACTGAAATAGCCTGAGGATCGATTGAAGCAGGTACAATTGAACCACATACGGCAGCTCTCTGAAGCTGAATATTTTTACTTGCGTTCATAGAATCAACAAAACCGATAATATGACTAGCTGCGTCCGCAGCGTTTTCGCCAACACGTACCCAACAACTTGTACCACGAGGCAACAAATTCTGAGCAATGTTATATGCCATTGTTTCTGCCATGTTATCCTCCTATTAAAGTTCCATTGTGCTTGTATAAACTTCATTTGTTGCAGTTGCAAAAATAAAGTTAGTTGGTGCTGTCAAATAACGGCTATATGTAATTAAATACTTATCGCCGGATTCTGAAATTCTAATGTTCCATACGTTTTCATTAGAATCATTTGGCACGATATAACCACGACTTGCCCATTCCGCAGCAGCGTCACGAAGTGTACGAATAACTGTTGCAGGACTAGTCAAAGCAGGACGACCAATACCGGAATCGAACTTAGCGCGGAAATCTTTATTCATGAAAAGATCTTCGCGAACCATAGAACGTTCACAAGGGATGAGATCGTTGCCCTGATATGTTGTTACTGCACGAATACATACATAATCTGTCATATTCTGTGGAGAAGGATTACATGTAATAATTCCCTTCTTAATCAACTTTTCAAGACCTGTTACATTGCGAGTTTTTGAGAATCCAAGAACCTTAAGAGCCTTATTTGTTAAAGGTTCATTAACGCTCATTGCACTTTCAATTCCTGCGAGCATTACACCAACCATAGCGCCGGTAATAGTTTCTGTTTTTCCTGTAATTGGATTTGCAGCAATTGCCGAATCGATTACATAAGAAATATATTTGCTATTAAAAGCTACTGCATTAGCGATTGCTTCATCATCAGTTTCACCAATTGGAGCGCCCAAAAAAGCAGTTCTTTCGCGTCTATTTTCTGTGCTATTCATGCTTGTTACATGATTAGCAATAAGCGCATTAATAGCAGTGTTTGTTGAAGCAACTGCAATAATCTGAATGTCTTCAGTTTCGAGAACTTCAAGAGCCTTCATCCATTCTGTAGACTGTCCATTTTTACCGTTTGTTGCGCCGGAAAAATATTCTGGAATATCAGAATCATCAGGAACAATACGAGAAGTAGCAAGTACTTCAACATCACCGATAAAAGGAATTTTCTTTACTGCTTCAATAAAAGCTGCAAAGTTTGAATACAAGATAGTTTCTGTAGATGTAATATCAATTCCACTAGCTGTATCAAGTTCCGCACTCTTAGCGTCAACATTGGTATCGAGAACTGTCGCAACAAAAGTATCTGTGTTGTTAATTCTCTTTTCCAAAGTACCAATTGTGTCATAATCGGCAAATTTAAATTCAAGTGTTGTTGGTTCACCATCAATAACTTCAGTAAGGACCAACGAATCAACATTAACGCTTACACTTGCACTAGTTCCTTCACCGGTATACGAAATTTCAAGAGATGGACGAGAAATTTCACCGGTAGATACTGTCTGATCTTTGTAAGTGAAATTAACCACCTTAGAGTTTTCTGCTGCTCCGGATTCTACGTTCGCACACAACTGATTTGTATGTGTACCATAATCCCATGACTTAAGTTTTACAACTTCTGTGTCACTAGACTTCAATGTTAATTCAGACTGTGTACCCTGATTTACGCGCAATGCAAATACGCGCTGAGGGATAAATTCATCTGAACCATTGAAGGCATAACCTACTGCGTCAAGAAGCTCTCCGCCAACTAAAGTTTCTTTAGCTTCTGCAAGAGTTCTAAATTCGAGCAGTGTATCTGGCACTCCACCGTTGCTCAATCCCATAACACAAAGATTACCACTGCTCACGCCTGCGGCTGATGTTACGTTATGGCTACGAGTATAAACGCCAGGAACGTAGTGTTCGGAAATTTTTCCGGCACTTTCGAAAATAGCTGCATTTACGCCCATTTTTTTTATCCTCCTAGTTTAATGTCATATTCAAGAAGTCTTCGACCACCTGATCCCATTCCTCTTTAGTCATAGCTTTTGACTTGAAAAAGGCTTTTAAGTAAGCCTCCACGTAAGTATTCTGTGGACACTTCCTTAAGTAAGTTGTTAAATTCCATTTTGCGTTAGCCATTGTACTTACTCCTGGAATTGTTATTTGTGAAACAACAGTTTTAATTGTATTCACTACTGTTTCAGTTAGTTTGGACTTAGTTGTAGTAGCAGGCACTTCTGCCTTTTCTTCCTGAACTTCAACTTTAGCAGCTTCGTCTTTTACTTCTTCTTCTACTAAATCAAGTTCATTCATTTCGCTATTCTTTGACATAGTTTTCTACCTCCACTTCAATCTTTTTTTCTGGTTCGATTTCTGTGTCTATAATTATTTGAGCCACGTTGTAATCTATGTCGAAAGTTAAATGCGAGCCATAAAGGATAACGTCAAAATCCATGTTGTAATTATTACTTCTTTCGCCATGCACTGTATGCTCAAAAACTGCCGGATCAAATATTTTATATTCACGATATAAATCACGTTCAAAACCTAAACTTAAATAAAGTCTCAATTGCTCATACAATTCATTTTTCAATTGATTATTTTCACACCAAATTTCAATTGATATAGCGTCTCTTTTTCTTGTGTTTAACTGCAATCCGTAAACGCCGTTTTGTTCATCTGCAATTTTTTTTAATTCATCAATTGCATTTTTATCCGTTACAATACAGTAGCCTGGAATCTGTTCAAATACCGGCTGTCCTTTTTTTGTAACAGGAACTTCAACGCCATTAACAATTTTCATTTTTTGTCTTTCATTTTTGCATACAACATCTATGTCGCTAGAATTCAAAATTACTTGTGATAACTGAGCAGGCACATTGTTAAATTCCGGCAACTTATTATCATTCATTGTAGTAACTACTACTGCCGGAAAAGAATCTGCCGTATTGTCTGCTTTATCATGAAAAATTAAATGTGCAAATGGATGATCATTAGTCACTGAGACATGGAAATTCTGATACACTTCATCTATGCGTAATTTGTCGAGATATTTATTTATCAAATCTGCTATTGCTTGTTCTGCGATAAATCCACGATTCAAATAGTAAATCATTTTTTCCTTCTTAATTTTTTTTGCAAAAAAAAAGGCAACAAAGATTAATTTACTGATTTCTCAGTTAAACTAGTCTTTGCTGCCTTAATGACACACAAAAATTATAATGTCGTATTTATAATAATTTTATCTTTAATACTGCTTTATGTCAATGAAGATTATAAAGTCAAATCTGCTTTAATTCCTTTTAAGATATAAGTTTCAACTATCGGTCTTGCAAGTTCTTCTATCTCTTTTGTTATATCAATTCCTGCAACTGCTTTACGTATCCACTTCTTTGCATTTTTCTCAGTTTTAGTTGTTAGAATTCTGAATGTCATGTATGTACCGTGAATTTCATTTGTAAATGCACTATCCCACATACGGACCATGCCAGAATCATAACCGGTTAATTCTCCGTTTTCATCTGTGTGTTGCTCTTCTCCTGGCATTACGGACCTGCCCCACTGATATTCCGCTCTCGGTATCATTTCACCGTATCTATTTGCTTCAAATCTTGTAGTTGTTCTTTCATCAGCAGTAACTCTGCTTATTCCATCTTCACCCATTTCCTTTAGCAATCTTAAAATTGTAGGTGGCACTACATTTTTCATTCCTGAGCCGTGAGCTTTCCAAGTAAAAGGAATAATTAAATATGGCTCTTCTTTTCCATCTCTAATAGTTACACGAGTTTTTCTACTTCTTAACCACGGAGAATTCGGATCTTTCATGTCGATTTCCGGAGAACCTTCTTCTATCTTATTCATTTCAGGATCATTAGTGTATACAGTTCTTTTTAATGGTCCATCAACTTTAATATCGATACTCTGGGCAAGTTTAGGATTTGGACGATTTATTTTTTTTATTTTTCCAACTTCTCCACCCATTGCCCATGACTGCCATAAAGACCTAACAAATCCGGCACTGTAATTTAATGCCTTGCCGGTATTTGTCATGCTAGAAGCTAATTCTATTTGTTCAAAACGAGAAATAATTGTTTGTAATTCACTGTCATTTATTGCAATTTTAATTTCTCTCATTACTGTCTATTAACCTTCTTTTGTTCTGAGTAACTTGCCATATATTTAACAACTGCCTTTTTAGGGAAGCGCTGATTTTCACTACTTCTAAGCTGCGGAATATCTTTAACCACTGTATACGATGGATAAGTTTTATAAGTTACTGAATACCCTTCGCCTTCATCCGGACCATCTTCTATTAACCACTTAATAGCGTTTGTACCAATTAATACAAAGTCTTCGCCTTCAGTATATTCAATTCCATCGCTACCTATAACAGATACAATTGATTCAACAAAGAATGATGGCAATTTATCTTGTTTATCTGCGGTTCTTGCAATAATTTCCTTTTTTGTTACAGTGCCGGCTAAAACAGTTAAAACATCCTGTTCTGAGACATCACAATTATATGGATAACTACAAACTGCGTCACCTTGTGCGTCTACCATTGCCTGCTGATCTCCTTTTGACAAATTCTGATTAAGCAGTGCAAAAATAAACGGTTTAATATATTTAACGTTCTGAATTCTAATAGGTTCAATAGGAACTAACAACTCAGGTTCTTCGCCTTCTTCTTCTGGTTCGCTCCATTTTTCTTTTAATAAAATCTTATTTAACCGGAATTCTGCTACTTCGAATTCATTTTCTTCTGCGTCAATAATTTTCCCACACTCTACAATATCGCAAGGTGCATTATAATATATGCCATCAATATTTGATTTTGATACTGCTAATTCCGGCAGGATAAAATAACCGCCGGTATCTTTAATCAATACACCTTCTTCAAGAATGTTTTCATTATCACGCTGCAAAACAATATTATAGTAAACACCTTTTGTCAAAATATTATCTACATGAATATAGCTATCAAATTTTTCAGCTTTTAATTCTATGCCATTACGATCATATACTTTAATCAATTCATCATTAATATATTCATCATCTAATATAAGATGATGATTATGTTCTCTTGCCATAATAACAGTTTGAATAATCTGCTTTTTCTGATAACTATAAGTGTAACCACGACCACCACATTTTTTACAGTGTATATCCGGCTGATAAGTATGAGCATTAACACACGCACATTTTGACGCTACACGCCATCGAATCCACTGTCCATGTCTATCAATTAATGCTTCATAGTTTTCTCTAGTAAAACTCAATATAACCGGAGAATTTTTACCCAAGCCAACGCCCATTTACTTGCTCCTTTCATACTCCAATCTCTTATTTAAGCAATCAAGATAATTTTTCATAAATCCTAACTGCTTACACAATAAATCCTTTTGTGTTACATCCATGCCATAAGGATTACTATCTATAGCCTGCTGAGCTTTTTTAATTTTTCCTTCCAGATCTTTTTTTTCTGTAATCATTCTTTCAACATATTGCTGCATAATAGTAACTCCTTTTTTTATTTTTTATCGCGTAGCCACATGCCACCTTTTGTACACCATGAAATTCCAAAAAACTGAAGCATTATAGTTTCAGCTATCATTGTTACCCATCCACCTAAAAACTTCTGCAAGATAACCATTAAAATAGCAGTAACAAAAATACCCACGCCACAAGTTTTATAAATGATATTTCTTTTGGCTTTTTCTGGAGTATTACTTTCACCCAAAGTAAATAAAAAGAATGAATTAATTGCTAATAATGAGAAAAAAGCACCTGCGCTTACACAGTGAATTATATTTGATATATCTATAGGTAATTGAAAAAATCCTACGTCACCACTAATCCAATTTACTTTACACGGAAAAGTAATAATACCGTAACCAAAAACTCCGGATAAATCCGTAATAAGTTTATCTCGCCAATCATACCCATCATAAGTGATTAAAACTATACTTGCCGCACTTAATACCATTGTCAATGCATGTGATAAATAATAAGTTGCCGAAATACTCCACCACCACTGAGCTGATGGTTTAACCTTAATTAACGCCCCACTTAATAAAGCAAGAAACGGCAATGCCATGCCTAATAATCCACACAAGTTTCTTATTTTATAATAATCCTTTGAACTGTCCATTTTTTAAACTCCTTTTATTTTTTTACGCAGCTTTTCCGTATTTATCAAATAAATTATCAAAATTAACTATCTCATCTACAAATACTCTTTTTTCTTCTCCATTTATTGTAACAATCGGATAACCACGCGCTGATAATTTTTCTATTTTTGTTTTATTTCCTTTGTATTCAACAGGACTTCCGACCTTTAATCTTGCCATTGCCATTTTTCTGTTATTAATTCTTTTTGACAATTTATCAGTATTCTCTAAAAATTCTTTATAAAATTCATCTCTATATTCTGGCTGTCGTGAAATATCTTTGTAGAATTTGGCAGTTTGATAATCTAGTTCAATGTCTAAATCTCTGGTATCTCTTCCCCATATATAATCAACATACTTTTGTGCAATTCTTTCACTTAATCCAGGATGTTCTTTTTCCGTCTCCTTAAACTGATCTACTAATGGTTTTACTTTATAAAGCTCTGTATTTTTATCTAACTGTGAATAATAAGAATCTTCGTCTTCCGGACCTTGATTCATTTCATCGTCTCCGAAAAGATTCTGTTGACCTTTCATTTTTCCTTGATTTAATTCTTCCGGACTTACCCAATATGTAATCATCCTGCCATCTGAAGTTTGTTTTTTAACAGGAATTTTTCGCCCCCAATCATTTGACGCTTTATTAATTTCTGAGACTTTAATAATACTTTTCTTTATTTTTCTATCTTCCGGAATTTTAAGAAGGTTTTTCACGTCACTATTTATTGACATTTTTAACTCATGTGATATTATATTAGTGGCGGTAGATAATGCCTCTGTTTTACAAGCTCCTACCTGGCTCGCCTCGAAAGTAGCCGTATTAAAATCCTTACAACTAAGTAAGGATTTTTTTATTTCTCTTTCTTCCGGAATTTTAAGCAGTTTTCTTATTTCGTCACTAAGCATTTTTTTTCATCCTCTTAAAAAAAGGGTGGATCTTTTTAAGTCATACCACCATCAGACTGCACCGAGGAATTACGGCAAAATAATATTTACAGGAGATATTATTAATCCTTTTTTTTTACGCCTTCTTTTTTACAATGCCCTGAATAATTGTGATAATACTTTCAATGGCTGCTAAAATAGCAAGACCATCAGCACCGTACTTCACAATTTCAGCTTCGGCATTATAGCCACCAATAGCTAAACCAATAGCACACAATGCAACGATTACACCTTCAGTAATTACTACCGGTTTCTTTTCGAAAAATGCTTTGATTGCAGCAATAATTTTATCCATTTTTTTCCTCCTTATATAAGGACATTCTAAAAATAAAGAATGTCCTTTTTATTTGTATTTAGGTGAGTTAGTTACTTAAGTAAATCTGGTCTATTTTCACAGCCGATATACCGCTCCCTTCAAATATTTTGATAGAACTCATTGAACCAGACTTAGTTACTTTATCAGTTAAGCCAAAATAAATTCCAGATTTAACATACATCGAACCTTTATAAAAACAAACGTTTACAAAATAACGTCCTTCATAAGATTTTATATTAAAAGCTCCTACCTGAATATCTTTCCATGAACTACTACCACTTGTTTTATATTGTCCTATAAAAAAAATATAATCATACGATGATAAATCAATACTTTTTGTGGCACTTGCACTATTCTGTCCGTCACTACAAGTGAGTGTAAATGTTTTTGAAGTTTTCAAATTTCCTGTCCACTTGCCATTTCTGTCTTCTACACCTTCCAAAGCAACGTCTGTCAAACTCTGACTTGTAACATTCTTGTTATAAGTCCATGCAAAATCTATTTCAGTAACTTCCTGCCCGACTTCGTAAGTATCAGTAGAAGGTGTCATAGTAAATGACGAAATACTAGGTTTTACATAATCAACCTTAGCAAGAATTCCATCTATGGCTTTTTTTACGTTAGTCCACAATGGATAACTTTCATTTTCGTAACTTACTTTTTCGGCAATACTTCCATCCGAAATTGAATCAGTTAGTTTTTTATCCAAATCCTGTAATGCTTTAATATCAGGAATTTTGTTTGTTTCTACTTCTGTACCTGTATATTCTGAAACAACGTCAATGTTTTTGTTTACATATTCAGACATGTCCAGACCAAAAGACATAATTGTGAATTCTTCGCCGTCAATCCATATAGTCTGCGCAAGACCAATTTCATTCATTGATACAATATTGTCATTGTTCAAATCGCTTTCGGCCATATAATAAAACCAGATTTCGTCTTCTGAAATTGTAAAACTTTCGCCATTTTTAATATAAGTAATAGTTTTATTTATAGAATCATATTCCGGCTTTTCATCACATGAAATTGATTTCTTTTTATTAATCTTTTCAATCTGTTCGTCTGTATAACCTTTAGATTCAAGGAATGTCTGAGCGTCAAGATATTTTACAGATCCCTTAACTTCCGAAGTTCCGTCAAGTCTTGTTACAACTTCAACCCACTGATCAAAAGGATCTTTATCTGCTTTTGAATCAAGCAATTCATTCGTTTCTGATTTATTGTAGTAATTAGTAAAATCACCACTACCGCCATAGTCTTCACGCCATTTACCAAAAACAGGATCTATACTGTTTGAAACGTTATACACATAACGTTTTCCTGTCTCGACAACATAGCATTGAAAAATTGCCGGTAAATAGTTTTCTGAATAAGAAACCATGTCAGCAATTGTTTCAAACAAATCTCTATCTACGTTTGGCGCTTTCTTTTTAATTGCAATATTGTCTAAAAATGGAATAGCCATGTTTCACCTCTATGCAAATGTTACATTTACACCGTCTGCACCTGTAGGCTCATTAAGTGTGTAACAGTAATAATCAATACCATCAATCTGAACTGTTGTTCTTGAAAAGCTGTTTGTATAATTGATGTTATTTTCAACGTCTTTAATTGAAGCAAGTTCACCAAAACTCTTTGGATATGCGTAACAAACTTTGTTGTAGTCACAAACAATATTCTTGTAAACAAATCCCTTTGTTGTTTTAAGATCTTTTGAAAGTGTTTTAATCTGGATTTCCGTTGGAGTTCCGATTTCTGGATCAATAATTCCATAGTAACTTGAACCAACAAAGTACACGTTCACTAGATTTGAACCTTTATTACCATTTATATCTGTTACAACGACCTTAAATGAAGTATTTGTTTTTGTTTCTGTTGCCGGAGTATATTCATAATTAAACACTCCACCACTTGAAACTTCTGTTGTTATACTTTCTATTTTTGTATCACCAACATAGAATTCGATACTTGATATTGGATAGGTTTTTTTGCTAACAATAGCCTTAATCGTAATTGTCGGTAAACGTTCTTCTACAACGTCATACACTGTTTTTGAAGGAGTAATACCTACTGAAACGGTGGGAGCTTCTGTCTTAATAAGAATATCCCTTAGAATAGTTTCTAACAAAGTTCCTTTAGGATATTTTTTTCCACTAGTTACAGTACCAATTGCAACTAGTGCAGTTAAATCCTGCGAAAGACCTTCTGTTGTATCAATTTTTCCTGCGTCAAGTTCTGTACCATCGGAATAAGTAATAATTAAATGATTATTTTCATCAACTTTAGCTTCTGTGATAGAAATTCCATCATTTCCTTTTGCAATAGTTACGTTTTGAGTTCTAGTTTCCCCAGATTCATTTTTCCAAGTCAAAGTTAAAACTGTATTTCCATCTGAATCTTTAGATGAGCCGGAAACCATACAAGGCGCACCTTTTACAGCACCGAAAGAGATTGCAGTTTCTTCTGTATATTTTTTTGCTAACGCAAGAGTTACTATATCCATATATCACTCCTCTTACTGCTTACTGCAAATTCCAAGTTTTTGATGGTTTATGGTAAATATAAGTGTCTCCTGTGTCTAAACACATAGCCACACTACCTGTCGCGATTAAATCATTTTTTGGTAATTTATCAATATCTGAACTGTATCCCATGTATGTCCTTTTGTTATAAACAGTTTCAGTACATTCAAAGCTGCCTAAATTTCCATCTTTTACAAGATTAAAGTTATCATTCATGTTTACTCTCCTATAATGCACCTATAGGCATAAAGCCGAATTTATATTTATTAGATTCAATGTAATTTTTTACATCATCTTTATATACGGAAATTCTCGCACCGAAGTATGCACTAGTAGCCGACTGAGTAGAACTGAAGGATTCAGAAATTCCATCCATACTTAAAGAACTACTACTAAAACCGGACATAAGACCGTCACCAATAATATTAAGCAAACTAATCGCAGCTACTTTACCAATCATTTGACGCAAATCTTCTGGCACGTAATCGGATGATTCATATCCTGCAACATAATCGATTGCATAAAATAAATGACTATTGTATGTCTCCATGCCGTAGCGATCCATTGCAGTTGAAATTCCATTCCATGTATTTGATGTTTTATAAGGACGGTCCAAAAATTTAATAATGCCCTTCTTTTTATCTAAAGTAACCGACTTAGTTAAATCATTTTTAGATCCACGATTAATTAATTCTAATTTATCAAGTTTCAAAATTGGACGTTGTTTTGTATTGATCATGCCGTATCTCTGAATCTTTGAATATTTAAAATCGTACAAAGATTCTTCATCATCATAATCACCGGCACTATATTTATTTGTTTGTTTTAGTCCATCAATATTTTCACATGATTTAATTACTCTTTTTTTAATTGTGATATTTAACTGCCTTTCCATGTATCTTACGGCTTCATCGATAAACCACTGAATTTGTTCATCACTAAAAAATTCTCCGTTAGTTGCCTTAAAATCAGTACCCCATAAATAGGTATACCGGCAATCATCAGGAGTTAAGATACTTCCCCACTGTCCTTGTGGAGCTGAATAATTATTAAATGAATAACCGATTTTACCGGTATCTCCAAATTTAACCCACTTAGAATATGTATAATCTTTGCTTTCCGGATTTTCAATTTCTGCACTTACGTAGCGATATTCATATAAATCGCCTTCAAGTTCATAACTATCTAAAAAATCTCCGGCTTCAATTAATTTAGGTTCAATATCATCATGAGGTAAAAGGCAATATCCGCCATCGCAAAAAGTGAGCCATACACGGTTAGAAGCTCTTGCCCTCTGGAGTATTAGAGGACCGGATACACCGGAAATGTTAAGGAGAATTCTTGTTTTTGTAACTTCTGCGGATATTGCCATAATTTTCCTCTTTATATTTTATTCTGAAGCACCTTCAGAATCTTTTTCACTGCCTTCATCTGATGGAGCAGGACCATCTGTTGATGTAGAATCATCTGATGGAGCAGGACCATCTGTTGATGTAGAATCATCTGATGGAGCAAGATCATCTGTATCTCCTGCAACTTCTTCAACTCCATCTACTTTACAAGAAGGTACTTTCAGGAAATATTCGGCAGCAGAAACTTCCATTTCACATTTTCCTTCTTCATCAAAAGAATATGTAATCCCTTCTACGTTTGTTTTTTTATTTTTAAGAAGTAAATTAACAATAGTTACTTTTCCACTTTCTGGGAGTTTTACTTCCTTTTCTTCTTTTTCAACTTTTTTTGCTGTTTTTGTTTTAGCAGTTCTTGCCATTGTATATTCCTCCGAAAAAATAAGTTATCCGTTATAAATTAATACAACGGATAACTTTTTATTAATTATCAGTTATGGTAAAGGCCACCGTGATAACCAATATTCTTAATAAGAGCGTGATGTTCTGGATTGCGAACTTCGAGCATACCGAAGAGAGCAACACAGAATCTCTTAGAGAGATTATCAGCCATAGGCAATGGAATAGATGTAACAGGCATAAGCTGTCCGAAGCTGATTGCGTTACGACCCTTTGATTCTGTAGCTGAGAGGAGAACCATAGAAGCGGTTCCTGGCAATTCTGTGTTAAGGTCAACCCATGTTGTTGGTCCTTCAGGATTTGCAGGAATTGTTGTCTGTTCCATAACGATTGAACCATCGGCAGCTGAACGACAAATTACAAAACCGGTAGCTTCTGGACCATCTGAGTTAGCAGTAATTGTCAATGTAACCTTTGAACCTGCTGTTACTGTAGCAGGAGCGCTTACTGTTGTACCTGCTGAGATACCGGCAGCGTTGATTGCGTGAACAACGTATGTATATACACCTGCGTCTGCTGAGAAGAAGCGTGAATCTGAAGCGCTTGCTGTAACATCTGCTGTAACAGAAGATGGAGCAAATGGACGAAGTGTTTTGTGTCCTGCTGCTTCAACGCGACCCTTTACGTAATAAAGTTTATCTGCACCTGCGTCCTTACCACGAATCTTAATTTCAGAACCGATAGATGTAGGAAGAGTTGGAATATATTCCATACCGTAAGCGCCAGGATTTGTATAGCGGAGACGATCTTCATAGAGACGGTCAAACTGCATATTCAATTCAGGAGCATAGAAGGCACGTTTCAAGTCACCACCCTTCTTGAATACCTTTGTAGCAATGTCGTTAAACATTTCACGTCCGGTATCCTTTACTTCAAGGTCTGTATCTGTTGATGTAACACCAATTTCAAGACCGTGAATATCTACTACTGTAGAGTTGTTCTGTCCAGAACCGGCAGCGTCAGAAATAATCTTTTCGAAACCGTCATATTCCTTTGGATTAACTGCACTGTTACCGTGGAACATTGCACGTTCTGCTGTGAGAGCAACACGGTTTACTGCTGCAATCTTTTCGCTTTCATAAGCGTTTTCAAGACCTTCAACCATTTCCATCTGCTTAGTAACGCTACCAAGAGTTTCAATGTACTTTGTTTCAAAGAGCTTTCTTTCGAGCTTCTGGTTATCTTCGCGAGCTGTTTCTCCTTCACCTACGAAGTTAAAACGGTGATCGCCATAACCTGTGCGTCTTACAATTTCATGTACTGTAGACTTTACAGGCTGAGTATGAAGACTTGCAAAAACCTTACAGTCATTTTCATCTTCTGCCAAAATATTTGTGAGAGTAGATTCAAGATCTTCAGGAACAAGAGCGCGTCCGCCTGAGAATTCGGCAGGATTTGAACCATAACCTACTGAAAGAGCCTTGTTAAGATCGCTCTGATCAAGGCCGAGAATTGAAGCGTCAGTTGTTACGCCATTATCAAAAAAACTAGCCATTGTTTTTTCTCCTTTTAATTATTTATATTCCTTATAAATTTTTCTTACGAGTTCTTCGTCAGATGTATTCATTCTGTTACCTCTAACGGCACTCTGGAAAACTGATTCAAGATGTACTGATTTACGTAAATCAACTACACCGGCCTTCTTTGCATTACAAAGGCATGACTTGAAAAGTTCAAAGTCTGCACTTGTTGGAGCTACATAAGCGGATGGTTCATCATAATCTGAACCTTCAAGAGATTTTGTAACTGATGTTACACTCTTCTTTGCTACAGGAGTTTCCATGAATTCTTTTACTGTGTTAGCAATTAACATGATTGATTTTTCAAGTTCTGTAACACGTTCATTTGTAGAAACATCCTTTTCTGTAAGTTCTGCTAATGACTTGCTAATCTCATTCAACACTTCTGTAGCGTCAACTACATCTGTAGAGCCTGAAACATCAGTGTTAATTGGTTCATCATCTAAAGACTTTTCAACTTTTTTTGCGCCATCGTCTTCTGCGTCTTCACCATCTTTTTCATCATCATCTTCTGAAAGATCAATGTCTTCGGCAGGACCAAAATCGATTTCGCTATCGTCAGTTTTTACTTCGTCTTTTTTTTCACTCTTTTCCAAATCTTCACAATCTTTCTTGCCAAAAGACTTCAGGATTGTATCGATTGTTTCTGAAAAATGACTTTTTGCCATTATTTCGCCTCCTTGTTCTATGATTTCGTCAGTAACTTCTAACGCAATTGACTTACTAAGTTCTTTTGATTCCAGATAATTAATCATCTCTTCTCTACTAGAAATTTCTCCGGTATCAAGAGCAATGATTGTTTCTGTAATTGCTTTTTCAAGTTTATTTTTTTCTTTATCTTCTTCTGATTCTTCTTCTCCGACACTTTCAGAAACTACATCAACAACCGGCTTTTCTAAATCTTCTTTAACCATTGCTGCGCCGTCTTTTAATTCTGCGCTATCTGTTGTAGATGGAGTTGCAGTTAATGCCTTACAAAAATCAACGTTTGAAAGTGATTTAGCAAATACTGCGCTTCCTACTGTTGAATTAACAGGACTACAAGTTAATGCAAGATCATTCCACATAAAACTTGTTACAGTTTCAGTGCCATCCGGATTTTTTGTAACTTTAGGAAGAATTCCACCAACTGAAGCCTTTACAATACTTGCTTTTGCTTTTAGAAAATCAATAAAAGGTTTTGCAGCTGTTACATTGCCGAACAATTTACCTTTAACAAAAGTTTTTGTACCTTCGGTCCATACTTCAAGTGGCTGTCCGATAATTTTTGTTTTATCACTAACAACAGTTCCATCAGGCTCAGTGCGCTTATGCTGATGATCATCCGAAATAATTCCATTAGTTAAAAAATAATGTTTGCTTTTTAAAAGAGCTTCCTGCTGTACAATCTGGTTCTGCAAGTCTAGGTTTTCATTGCTTGCTTCAACAGTAAAAATATAATTTCCATCAGCGTCACTTTCGCCAGGATTAGCCTTGCTTATAAGCGCAGGTATTGAAACTAAATCAAAATATTCATTCATCTGCTTACTTCCAAAAATTAAAAATTTAAAAACAAAAAAGGCGGTAAAAATTCTTAGATTAAAATCTAAAAACTTTTAACCGCCTTTATTTGCGCATTAAATTAGTTTTATGTATGTTTATTTTATCTTAACAACCAATATTTTTTTTGTCAATAATTAATTATATAGCATATTCATATATGAATTCTTCTGCTATTCCACCCCACATAGGATCAATAAATGTTCGTGAAGAAGGTTTTAAACCTTCTTTTGTAAGAATATAAATTTTTCCATCTTCATCAACGCCATATACATGATCAATATCACTCAAATAATATTTCATAGGAAAACCTCCTTACACTTACAGTATACAATACTTATCTAATATATTCAACTAAATGCTCAAAATGTTCTATAGAATCTTTATTCAACACACCATCTTTTTTAGCTGCATAGAATAAAGGCAAGGCATTAGTAACATCTTCTTTAATTAAATCTGCATATACTTGATGTTTATAATCTTTAGCATAAATATCATTGTTTGGAACTTTTGGGAAATTTCCTGCTTTAGAATATTCATTAGCTTTTCCATAAAGTTTTTTCTGAGCATTTCCCATAATATCTGCAAGAGCTTTATATTTTGGATTACTAGCAATACTTCTGTAAACTTCATAAAGAGCATGCCCATATCTTTCTTTTGCTACAAGATTTGCAGTAGTATTTAACTGAATTTCCGCAACAGTACCATTGCTTAATCTAATATTCATATTAATATCTGAATACCCTACAGGAGACGGAGTTGCAAAATTATTTTTAATTCTGATAATAGATTTATCATTCTTAAAATATTCAAACATTACACTTAAGTCTTTAATATTATTCATGTAAAAAGTATGTCCATCTGTATCACGGATTGTCCTACAATGATATGTATCTGTTTTTTCATCATAACACATTGGAGTATATTCTTTACCTGAATCCATCATATCCTGTTTATATTCTTTTTCATCATCTCGTAATTTTTCTTTAATTCTTTCGGCTCTTTTTAAAGAACTTCTTTTTGCCAGAGCAATAAAAAACGAACCTTCAAACATTTTTAAAACTTCATCACTTTTCTTAGAGAATTCTTCGCGTACATCACCTGCCATTTTTAGTAATCCATCTAAGTTATCACATTCTTCCGGCTGTAAACCCTTTGTTCCATCTCTAAAATTTGTAGAAACTGTAGACGCATTGTAGAGATTTTTTATTAAATCAGAATCTTTCCCTTTTGACAAAGTTTTAACGGCTTCTTTTGGTACTCTATACTGAATACCGGATACTTTCCCATTACCATTAATTACAATTTCATTATCTTTAACATGAGCAATAGTGCCGTTAAAAATTCTTCCTTCCGGAGTTTTAAACAAAACATTATCACCAACAGAATGAGAAGCAAAAGAAACTTTATTCTTTGCTTTATTTCCGTTTTCATCTTTTCCGCGTATCGTAATAGAGCCATCTGGATTTTTATACCAATACCGATAATGTCCTGGAGAGCCTTCACGTTTGATATATTTTTTAGTAACGCTTTTTTCAATTTCATCATAAAGTGATTTATTAATAACAAATTTCATTTCTTACCCCCTCTTTTTTAATAAACGATATTGTGCCATAAAAATTCCAACGCTTTTTTAACGGCAGTTTTAATTTTAAGGAATTCATTAATTACTTCATCTCTAGTTTCACAACGTCCTAAGAAAATATTCATTTCTCCATTTGCAGCAGGTCTTAAACCGGCATTTAATCCACGCATTTTAGTTGCAAATTCTTTCTGAGATTCACTGTAAATAATATCTGCGAGTTTAGCAGTAATTGCGCTAGGTTTTTCTTCGAACATATTTTCTTGTTCCAAAAAGTCTTTAATTCCGGAAAAGTGTTCATGATCCTTCATAACAGTTGTAGCAATCCGAACGGCTTCATTAAGTTCATTGTTAAAACTATATTCATTTCCTAAACCTTTATTATCGATTAATGGAACGATACCACGAACAAGTTTTTGTCTAATAGATTTACCACCTGCACCGGCTAAACTACGGATGTTATTTTCATTCATTACGGATCCAATTAAAACAGTTTCCACAAATTCTTTTCCAGATTCACTTATTCCGGCTTCACTCGTGTAATACTGAGATACTTCATTTTTTCCGATAACTCCACCGTTAATTAAAGAATTGATTACCTTCTCAGCTGCATTTTTATCCTGCCACATTTCGGCCATAGTATCATAATCATTCATAACGCCGGCAATTCCACTTACTGTCTCTTGATTAATTGTTTTAGCAATCTTTACAGCCTTTTCAGTAGTATTCATTGTTTTCTTACCATTCTTATTGAACTTTGCAAATTCTTCTGTGGTATATTCACCTTTATGCTCTACTTCAAAAACAAGTCTAGGATTCTTAAACTTTTCAAGTTCTTTAGCGTCAATTCCTGCCATGCGTGATTTTTTCTTTAAGGCTTCAAGATACTTTTTATCCGTTCCTTTTTTTGCAGCTATTTTACTACTCATAGTTCTGTTATTGCCGGAAATAACAACTCCATCAGTAGTAACTACAACAGGACTTCCAAAGTCTAACGCTCTACTATCAAAATCAGCACCCATATTCATAACAGATTCCTGAGCGTCTTTATCCTTTTCATAGTCTCTATCGTTAATAGTACTACCATCTTTCATTAATTCTTTTACAGGCTTAAAAGTTGTCTCATCATGGCTTGCAGTTGGCGCGTCTGCTTCTACAATTTTCCATTTACCTTCTAACTCTTCGCCATTAACGTTTATAGTGTCTTCCCATCCTTCAACAGATGGACCGTTATTATATTTGTCTCTGATATTTTTTAATGAATCAGTATTACTTTTTTCTGAAGAGATAGAAGTCTTATTTGTTTTAGCTTCACCATTTGGACGGTTAGAATTCTCCGGAACATTATTTTTTTTATTGTTACTGCCCCATGTTTTCTGTGCGTCCTGCAATTTCTTAAATAATTCATCATTGCCATCTGCACTAAATCCAAAACGAGCCATGTTCTGTGAGACAATCTGCATAAGTTCATCTATATCTTTTGCGGCAATAATTTTCTTAGCAATATGAGACGCTGCTAATTTAGCACCACGAGAATTTCCGCGATAATAAGGTTTCCACTTATTAGGAGCTATTTTAATATATTCCTGCCCTTTCCATGTTCTAATCGTTCCGACATCAAAAGATTTTTCTAACTTCTCAGTTTCAAGAATTGATTTTTTAATATCTTTTTTATTTTTTTCTTCAGTTTCTTTAAGTCTATTAATAAGTTGTTTTTTAAGATCTTCTAAAACTTTATTTTTATCTGGCATAACACTTCTCCTTTAAATAAATAGATAGCCGTAATTTTTTTACGGCTACCTATTTTTTAATGTTTTATACCCATCCTTCCCATGAATGATAGAATGATTTTTGAACATCTGAATTATTCTTTAATCCGAGATATTCCGCAGCAGCTTTCATGCTTCTTTCTCCATTAGCAGTATTATAACACTGCCATGTTCCAGATGAAGGCGCCCATCTAAAACCGTGAGACTTTAAATAATTTCTAGTTTCTGCGTCCGGTTTACCTGGGAATGTAATCTGATAACGTCCAATATCTTTATTTTCAACAATTTCAGTTCCATCATCTCCGGAATAAAGCGCACCACTTACACCCTTCTTTGTCTCAGATTCTCCGCTCATTGCAGCTTCTTCGGCAATCTTATTTAACTGTGGAAGGTTATCCCAAATTTCATTAGTCTGTGTAAATACAGTACTTCCGGTTCTTTCCTGCTCCTGTTTAATGTACATAAGCATTGCACGAGCAAGTCCAGGATCGTTTCTGATTCTTCTTTGAATCTTATCCTTAAGTGTCTGTCTACCGTTGGTCTTGCTATAACTAGGTGCATTTGGATTCAGAATTCTTGCAACGTCTCTACCGATAATTGATTCAGCTTCAGTCATAAGTTCCGGAGCAACAGGAATATCAACGTTATTTTTATTTGAATCGAGAATATTCAACTTTTCCTGAGCCATCTGTTTTGCCATTTTATTCCACTGATGGTCTAAGAATAACTGCCAATGTGAACCTTCTTCAAATTCATCTTTTTCTTTGTCCATAGTGTTTTTAACAAGTTTTTCTTTTACGAGTGAAGAGAATTCTTCATCGCTCATAACTTCCATTTCTGCAAGTTCCTTTAACTTCTTTTCACCGAGCTTTTTAAGAGTAGTTTCGACATTCCATTTTGTTGCATGTTCTTTTTTCATTTCTTCATCAACATATTTATTTACCTGCTCCTGAATCTTATTCTTTTCTTCATCTGTATATGTTCTCTTTTCTTTTGCAGGTAACTGCTCTTTAAGTTCGTTATATTTATCACGTAAAGGCTGTAAGAATTCATTAACCCACTTTTCGAGTTTAGTTGATGAGATACCGCTTAATATTTTATCTGTCTCTGAACTAATAGAATAACTAGGAATCCCGGCAATTTTTTCTTTATATTCTTTAGCTTTATCCATCAATTCTTTTGGAAGATCTGGCATTGTGTAACCTTTACTTTCCAAATCTGCTTTCATATTTTCCATGAGTGTTGCACCTTTAGCACGACAAAATGCTTTATGGTGAACATCATCCCCACGGCGTGGAAGTAACCAATAACCAATTCCGGCGTGATAATCATTACTGTACTTTTTATAAAGTTCATTAATTTCATTCATTTCCTTCTGAATGTCTTCAGGAGTTTTAGAAGGAGCTTCTAATTTTTCATCTTCTTTAGCTTCTTCTTTAATTTCTTCAGTAACGTTTGTTTTAGTTTCATTTTCCGGTTTAACTTCAGATGGCTCTTTTGGTTCTTTTGCCTGCTCTTCACGAATTTCTTTTACAACTTCTGTAATAGCGTCCACAAATCCATCAACTTCTGGACCGGCAGTTACATCGATACCTTTCGCCTTCATTTCTCTCATTTTAGCGTCATGGTACTTATTCAAAGTTTCGCCAATCTGTGGAATAGGAAGGTCTTTTAATTCTTTTTTAATCTGCTCATAAAGTTCTTTGTCGTTTTTAATAGCGTTAATATTTTCTTTTTTATGGTCTTCACGGCTCTTCTTTTCTGTGATTTCAGCAGCAGCAACCATTACGGCATATCTTTCACCATCGAGCTTAACGTACTTTTCACTATGCTTATCAAGTCCTTCCTGCTGTTTTTGAAGCTCTTTATTTGCATTAATCAATTCATCTTTAGACATTTTAGAATACTTGTCTCTATTGTCCTTAAATGCCTTGTCGTAAATATCTGCACGTTCTGTTTTTGATTCAATAATTTTATTTTCTTCAGTCTTCTTTTCTTCTGTTTTGGTACCGACATTTGTGACGGTAGCAGTTGGTTTACCGTTAATTTTTCCTTTTTGAGAATTTACAGCTTCGCGCAATTCTGAAATAAGTTTATCAGCGTCCGGACCTTCGAATCTCTGCCACTGCTGAGTAACAAATTCTAATAACTCATCTACGCTCTGGGCTGCCATGATTTTTTTCTTCATGTGTTCAAGAGACATTTTTGCACCACGTCCTGAAGCGTCTAACATTTTACGCCACTTTCCAGGAGCGATTTTCTTATATCTTTCACCCTTCCATGTTCTTACAGTTCCAACAGGATAATTTGCTTTTTCGATTGTCAATGCTCCGGTGAGTACTGATTTTACAAGAGTTTTTACACCTTCATTTTCAAAGTCTCTTAATGATTTTTTAAGTTCTTTTTTTTCTGTGGCTTCTTTTTTTTCAAGAATCTTAATTAATTCCTGCTTAAAATAATTCAAGTCTTTTGTTGCCATTTTTTATGTCTCCTAAGAAAAGATTTAAAATAAAAAAAAAGGCAATCATTTATACGCACTGCAAAATAATTGCAATGTATATAAATGACTGCCTTTTTGACACATCATTTTATATGTTTATTTAAGTATAAAAGATATTTTGCCTTATATCAATATTTATATAGTTTGCCACTTTTTATTAAATATTTTTCATCCGGAGTTTCTTCCTTTGGTGGTTTTAATCCACTATTCATAAACTCTTCGAATTCTTTTTTAACGTCTTCCGGCGCTCCTGGCAATAAATGCCAATTATCCATTTCATCTACAAAAAATGGACTACTCATAAATGAAGGTTCTGGTCCTGTCATGTTTTTTCTCCTTAATTATCACCTAAATATTTTACGTGTTTTACCACTTCTTTAAATACTTCTCTTGCAAATGCCGATGGAGTTTTAGAACTTAAACATTCTCCAAAACATTCCGCTCCGAATTCATCTGCGTTTTTGCTAGCGTATCTTGAAACGCCTTCTTTAATAACATCATCTACTTTTACTTTAGTCTTTCGGTCCGACATTTTCAACTTGTTAGTAACTGCCTTTTTAATTTTAGCAGGAGTAGGACTGTCTCCGGCATGAACTGTCATTACATGGAAGTATTCATGGAAAATTACCTGATCTTTAGTACAATTCTTTGGATGGAATCCATTTTCTCTTTCTAACTCTTCATCAATTTTTTTAGAATCTTTCCAGAAGGCAGTATTTAATTCCATACCGCTCCATCCTGCACCTTGCGCCCATGTATCCTTTCCCAATTTACGTGTTGTAATTGATTTATTACTTCCTTTCATCTCTGGGAATAATGCATAAATACGTTCAAGAGCTTTATATACAGTTTTTGCGCCTTCAATATCAACGCTCTTAAGACTGAATTTTTCTTTTCCTTCATCTGAATACCAATCTTTTGATTTAATCAACTCTTCAACTTCGGCAGCAGTTTTACAACTGTCTATTTTAGAATCCTTTTCATAATCCTTTGTCAATAAATCATACGCTATAGCGTCCATATAAGGATTAATCTTTTCTTCAAGTTCCTGTACTTTAGAATGATTTTCTACAGATTCACGATAAATTTCACTTAATCTATTTGTTACTGTCTGATACTCTGCGCTCGACTGCATTTCTTTATAGTTTAATTTTTGTCTCAAGTTTGCTCTTTGAATATTAAGTTCACGCTCTTCTTTTTTCTGATTTTTAATACTTTCCTTCAGCTTTTCAAGTTCCGGCTTTAATTTTTCTACTTCATCATAAGATTTTTTAATTTCATCTGCTGAATATTCATATTTATATTCTTTGTTGATGGAATCAATTTTTGTTTGAAGTGCATTTTTTTCTTTATCTCTTTTTTCTTTTTGTTCTTTGTATTCTGTAGTATTCTGATATACATCTTTTACGGCATTGTAAAACCACGCTCCGAAATTATCCCATTGTTCATAAATATTATTCTTTACTTCTGCAAATTCACTTCTATTAGTAATTTTACTATTAGCGTCTATAAGAACATCTCTAGCTTCATCAATTGCCGAATTCTTTACATCCTGCAACATTTTCATGGCCATATCAGGATCTTTTACATTAGTTAAAATAGCGTTTACGTCTTCTTTTCTTGCATTAATATAATTCTCGAATTTAGACTGTGGAGTATCCGGCTTTTTATTTTCTGCATTAATTTTGTCTATTTGCTCCTGTGTTGAAGGTTTCCCAGAATTCAACTGTGTTTTCTTTTCTGTAACTGAATTTTTCAATTCTTCAACAATAGGAAGTAAATTGCCGTTAGAATCCATAAATCTATTTGTATTTTCCATTACAATCTGTAACAGTTCATCTACGCTCTGCGCATTTTGAATTTTATTTTTAATATATCTAATAGACTGCATAGCGCCACGGCTGTTACTTTCATAAACTCTACGCCACTTATTTGGTGCTATCTTACGGAATTTTTGCCCCTTCCATTCACGTACTGTACCAATTGGGAAATTCGCCTTTTCAATTGTTAATGCTCCATCAATAGATTTTAATACCTGATTTAATTCTAATTGCTTCAACGCTTTTTTAATTTGTTTGTTTTCTTCTTTTTCTTTAGCAGTAAGGATTTCAAGCAATTTGCTCTTAAAGTATTCAAGATTTTTTT